TGATTATATACAGTTCTATTTAAAAAGAGGAAGTTGAGAATTGATAACATTTTGTTATTAATAATAATATAAATTTACTTCCTGTTTGTCTTGTTCTATTTATATGATTATATACAGTTCTATTTAAAAAGAGGAAGTTGAGAATTGATAACATTTTGTATGAAAATAATATAAATTTACTTCCTGTTTGTCTTGTTCTATTTATATGATTATATACAGTTCTATTTAAAAAGAGGAAGTTGAGAATTGATAACATTTTGTATGGAAATAATATAAATTTACTTCCTGTTTGTCTTGTTCTATTTATACAATGATAGAAAAGTTAAGATGTAAAAATTTAATAAATGGAATTAAATTTACTTTTCGTCATGAATATGTGTTCGGCACATGAAATTAAGATTCGTTACTCTACGTATATCTGATATTTATGAATTTATTTCCAGTAAAAAAATGTGCTGTTATATTCAAGTTACAGTTCTGGGAAGAAGTCAAGAGTTGATTACATTTTGTCAATTTTATATCGATAAATTTACTTCCTGCCGAATATCTGTCGAGAAAATAATGGAAATTATGAGTTTTCTTAATGTACGTCGTACACTTAATAAATTTATTTCCAGTTAGAGTTGTCTATTTTTAGATAGTTTGACCATTATTAATGTGCATTTTAAGTGGAAATTAAGAGCTTCTATCTAACAGATAGATAGAAATATAATATTAAATTTATTTCTAGCAAAAAATGCACAATTATTTGCCTAAATTTGTTAATTCGTTAACGAAAGTAGATAATGAATTCAAAGGGTTTACGTATACTTTGAATGGAAATTAAGAATTCATGATTAATTAATTAATTAAAGTATCACTTAGTAAATTTATTTCCAGAAAAAGTATACATAATTATTTCAAAAAATATGCAAGTTTGTACTTTGTATGGAAATTAAGAGTTGTGACCAAATGGCCCGAGGGGATCTAGGTAAATTTATTTCCAGTAAAAAGTATACTCGATTAATATGTAAGTTCGTACTTCGTATGGAAATTAAGATGTAATTGATTTCTTCAGTAGCGTAATACTAATCTATTTCCAGTAAAAAAAGTGTATACAATTATTACACGAATATGCTGTTTTGCGCTCTGTGGAAATTAAGATGTAATTAATTTATAGAAATCATTTCTAACTAGTTAAATTTATTTCCAGTAAAAGTGCTCAATTTTCAAAATATGTTACGTGTGTACTGAGATGGAAAGAGTACAATTATTAAATTTTATTTTTCAGTAAATATCATTTAAAAATTTTTTTATGTTACGTATACTTTGGAAATTATTTTTTGTTTATTTTCAATTTTCCTCCGATTATTTTCACAATTTATCATTTTTTATCGATTAAAAGAAATCATTAAATTTACTATTCTCTTTTTTTGTATATAAAAAATGAAAAATAAAATAAATATGTATAGATAGCAGTAGTATACAATACAAATAGATAATGGAGAAAGTAAAATGGAAATATCCAACAAAAAAGAGAAATAATTTAATTTACTGCAAAGGAGTAACTTATAACCGAGAAATTTGCGGTGAATCAAAACAACCATATCATGTTGCTTGTACATGTGAAGATATTGATTCATGTACATGTGGAAAAAATAAAGTATATTGCACAAAACATTCATATCAAGAAAATTTTACCAAAGAAGAACTAGATGCAATTGTTGATTCGACTTCGCCTTATGTATTTTGTGTAAGATGTTCGGAATGGAAAAAATATAATTTTACAAAATCTGCATGCAATGAATGTAACAATAAAACTAAAGAGCGAGAAAAAGAAAAAAGAAATCAAAGAAAAGATTGTTGTGTATTGATTAAAAAGTCAAAAGATAGTGATTCTTTTAAGTGTACTGATGCAGTTTTGGGAGAAAATAGTTTTTATTATAAAAACGGAACAAAAGAAAAAATTTATCCTATGAAATTATTACTAGAGAAATATGAAAAAATGAATTCAAAATTTTGCGAAATGTTAAAGAACAACAATGTATTTTGTAGCACACATCTTCAAAGATATATTGACGAAATGTATGAAAATAAAAAAATGTATACTGAAGATGAAGTTCAAAATTTCAAGTGGTGTTCGACATGTAAAAATTACTTGAATCCAGAAAAATTTACAGGAAATATGTGTAATAAATGTAAGGGAATTTGTGATGAAAATCGAAATAATGAAAAAGAAGAAAAGAAAAAACATGATAGATGCAAAGAAGATGATTGTGATAATGAAGCAATTAAATATAAATTAAATGATAAATTGATGAAAGAAATAATAGAGAAACAGAATTTACCGAAAATATATCAAGAATATTGTGGAAAACATCAATTGCAAGGATTTGTCGACGAAGTAGTAAAAAGTAAAAAAAAAGTTTGCAAAAACTATGAACGAGGTTGCAGACAAATTTTAGATTTAGATGATAGTACATTTTGTTCCAAGTGCAGAAATGCAAGACAAATTAAAGAATCGCAAGATTTGCAAAGGAGGATTAGATCCTATAAAAACAACGCTAAACAAAGGAATATTACTTTCAATTTAACTGATGAACAATGTGTTGAATTCTTCAAATCACAATGTAGAGTATGTAATAATGATAATATTGATGAATTATTTTGCGGCATAGATAGAATTGATAATAAAAAAGGATATAGTAAAGAAAATTGCCGTCCGTGTTGTATAATGTGCAATTTTATGAAAGGATCGAAAGATGATGTATTTTTTCTTAAAAAGGCAGAATACATATTAAATAATTGGAAAATTATAAAAACGGAAATTGGTAGTGTTTCGGAAGAATTTAGTGATCATCGTTCATCGAATTACTCTAGATACAAGAAAAATGCAAGTGAGAAAAAATTACCATTTGAATTATCACAGGATGAATTTAATATTATTACACAATCAAATTGTTACTTATGTAATAAAGAAAGTAATCAAAATAATTTGAATGGAGTTGATAGAGTAGATAATATGAAAGGATATATTAATGGAAATGTTTTACCTTGCTGTATGGAATGTAATTTAATGAAACATGCAAATGAAATACATAAATTTATCCATAAATTATATGATGTATATGTCACACGAAATAATATTAAAAAGAAATTACCAGAAGAAAATCTAAATACGATAATAGAAAAACATCTAAAAAATGAATTTAAAAAAATAAAAGAGAAAATAGATGCGTCTGATGATAAAGAGGAAGAGATTGTAAAGGTCAAAATTAACAATAAAAGAAAAAAGTAATACAAAATATTTTTTATTAAATGATATTATTTAATAGAAACATAAAAATACATAATGCGTAGAACGTTATAATTTAGTTCGAATACGCTAATCCGCCCATCGCTTATTCCCAAGCCCTCTTTCCTTTGAAAGCGCAGGCATATTGGGAACCTTTCCATTAAGATTAAACTTGATAGTAATCTTAACCTATTAGTTTTCTGCTTAGTACCTTTTCAGTACTTCACTTCCACTAATAGCAATGCTCATCAAAGCTTTGATTTGCATTGGCCCGACTGTACATTACGCAAGCATGCCAAATACTAATGTATTGGTTTAGCTCACGGCAAAGTGACCCAGCCTGTCGCGACCATCCAACGGCCCTTTCGAGCATCATCTTTCAATGATTTTGTTGGACAACCGACGGTCTTGACACATACCTCTTTTGCTAAAAGTATATATTTTTGACCGTTTTCACTTTACTTGACTGTTGATTATTTCGTAATAATCAAGGTGCTGACTGTCGTCGGCGTACCATTGTACAAGCACTTACGATTTCTCACAGATCGCCTATACAACCGTCTAGAGAGTACCAAGGTAGTTAGTTGATTCTAACGTTCCAACGGATGCTCGCGCACCCACCTCTCCCTGTTAGTGGCAAAAAAGAGTACCACTCATAATACGAAGCACGTTATAATTCACACCGAATACAATCAATGTTGTATCTTGTGCGTAGTTGAATGGTGCATACACGCGTTGATCTGCACGGAACGGATCTTGTGTCTTGTAGATTAACTTGGTTGTATCAATACGAGACATGTTTGCAGTACCAGATGGTTGATGTTGTTCTGGATGCAATGCAAAGCTATATACATTGACACCGTCCGCTGGTGTTCGTGTGTGGTGTTGATGCGGTTGGACATAGTTGAAGTAGTGTCCTTCGCGAACCTGGAAACGATCATGACCATTCAATTGGAGGTTTCCAGAGTGAACAATGTTACCAGAACCGTCCAAGACAACACCATAGTTGTGTGGAATGATAACAGCAACATCATTGCACTTGTTCTCTTCAAGACGACGATCAATGTTGCAACTGCAGAATCCATTGAGTGGAATTGACAAGTTGACAAGTGACAATGAATTCTCTGTGACTGAAACGTGGACAACTGGTAAGCAGCTTGTCAATGGGAATGCTTGATCCTGGAAGTCCAATTCAACAGTAACATCAATTAAACCATCTGCCAAGTTGATATTACCAAGGGTAATTGGGTTTGTCAAAATCCATACCTTTTGGATATCTTGGGGAACAATGTTTGTTGTGTTGACACTGATGAATTTCCATGTGGTATTACCAATGAGATGTGTTGACATCGGATCAGATGCAGGGTTGAATGAAATGGGGGCAACACATGCATCACCACATGTCCATGGAGAGCATGGAGATACTGACACCATAGATTGTGCCAATGAATTTGCTGCCTCTTGGACTGCATTTTCCCAGCCACCAATCCACTCATCACGGTTACTGTAAGCCAAGAAATAATTGCAACCACTGTGGAATGCACCATGTTTGTGCACCCAAATGAGTTCTTTAACTGGATGGTTGAAACTCAATTGGAATGATTGATTTGTCGGTGAGCATCCAGTTCCTTGGCAACACAAGTTCTGTTCAAGATATTGCACTTGTTCAATTAAGTATTCATGACCAACTTGTGCGAAACGTCGACGTTCTTCTGAATCAAGATAGACGTAATCGATCAGAACACCTGCACTGCAATAAGAGAAACAAGTGAACTTGGGTTCGGTGTAACGTCCACATCCCTTGGTATAGACAATCAAACGACTCAATTCCTCAAATTCGAAACTCAAACGAACATCGTGATATTGCAATGCGATGAGGGGGAGAGCAAGACCATAATTTCGGTTAAACCAAAATTGAAGAGGAATCATGAGTGTGTAACCTCCAGGAACACAGGGTTGCAATTTTGTCAATTGATCGACATCACCAATCATTGCGCGATAACCACGTTCTTGATGTGATGTATGTGTAAGTTCATACCAAATATCTAACCAGGTACCATAGTGTTTGTCAATTTGACCACCACCAATTTGAATCTCAACTGATTTAATTATAGCATGGCCGAGACGTCTAACCCATGCAACTTGACCTTCAAAACCGCAATCACAATTTGAAGGACTGAGATCTGGCAATGTTATGCGAAGATAAGCACGAGTTGCGAGATCACCGTTGCGCAAAATTTGCACATTTGGATGACCACCTGGTTTAGCAGTCTCCAATGATAATTCAATATTTTCTACTGAGAAGTTAGTGTGACGTCTGTAAACAACTTTAAAAAGGGTAATTACTGGATTACCCGTAAGGTAAACATCTTGGGCTCCATAGGCCACCAATTGCATTAAGCCGCCAGGCATATTTATAATATTGCTTTAGAAAATAATTATAGCTATATTTGAAAACGATTTATTAATTATATTCTTTTAAAATGTTTTTCTATTTTTTGATTTTTTTTTGTTTGATATAGTAACTTTTTATTTTATTATTATTTTTTTGTTTTATTTTATGTATACAAAAACGCGGAGTTTGTTTTTCATCTATTACTTTCGTCTATTGATGAATTATTGTCGTATCAGATTCTATAAAATAATTTAAGATATTTTTCACAGCTTTATTACATTTTAAATTTACTTTGAAAATGTAATTGTTTTATGAAAAAAAGAAAATATGTATACTGCGAAAATTTATTAGATACACAATGTATACTTACAAATTTAAAAAATTGATTTAATATATTCTTGCGCTTATATCGTCAACAATAGATAAAATCTGTACTAAAATGCAAGGAGAACAGTATGAAATTGTAGAAAAATTCTGTGGAGATGAGCGCCGAAATGTAACAAATTTCATAGATTGTATTAAAAAAAAGAGTATTGAAATAAATTCTGAATTTTTGGATAAATTGATGAAAACAAGTTGTCGCAATTCTTCTGGTGTTATTCGTGGCCTAATATTCAATATTATCGAATTGATTGATGTAAAAATGTCAAGTGATCTTTTAATTAGAGCTTTGGAGTGTTATGAAGAAGATCTTTCATATTTATTTCTTTGTCAAGCTCCAGAATACGGTAAAAATGCACATAAAACAAGTTATATGTATTGGAGAAGGGAGAAACATTGGACATTGGATCAAGTGACTAAAATGTTGAATTTACAGTTATCAAGAAATGATAAATATAACGAAAAAGAAACAAACCAAATTTTATCTAAAGTTATGTTACCTGATTTCATTTTTGATAATAAACTGATGGAAATTTTTACTTTTAATGACAATACAATTGATTGTATATTGAAAAAAAGGCAATATGCGTTTGTACCTTATTTAATTGACAAAAAATTGTATAATCCAAGTAAGAAAGAAATACTTGGATTATGTAGATACATAAGAGATGAGGATTTGATAGAAAATATAGTTTCAAAATTAGAATCTAATAGCTTTGAATATGACGATTTATTGTATGTATGTGAAAGATGTCCATGTGATTATCTCATCAAATTGTTATTGAACAACAAAGTTGTCCCAGATGAAAAATGTATAACAGCACTTATTAACTATGTAAAAGGAATCAAGGAAGAATTTGTTTGGAATGACAAAAATGCATGGGAAGCAGGACATATTATCGAAGATATAGAGGTGTACATTAATTCTCTTTTAAGTACCGTAGCCGATATTGTACAAATTTTGGTTGACTTTGGAGTAAATATAACTAAACAACAGGTAATGCAACTTAAAAAGTTGAATGTAGAGTTGGATGATAATATTTTAGGTATATATTCAAACGATCGTGAAGTAAGTGATGTAATTAGTAAAATCGAAATTCTAAAAAAGATTAAAAAGAAAGTTACATGCTCTGAGATTACCAGAGAATTGAAAAAAAGAAATGTCAAACCCACAATTGAAATGTTACATGAAGCATGTAAACATGGTAATAATAGAAATACAATAAACCTTTTACTGGATACTTATGAATTGATACCAGATAGTACGTCATTGCTTAATTTCGCTGATACAATCGGTGCTACACAGGGAATTGTAATGAAGAAATTGATCGAAAAGTTTAATGAATTTTATGATTTTATTCCGAAAAAGAAGTAAAAGAAGTGAAGAAGTAAAAACAGAAGTAAAAGAAAAAGTGAAGGAAAAGACAAAGAAAAAACGTTAATTTAGACTAAATTGGGTTTGTATTTGATGAATACTTGATCTACAAATAGTAGATTGCGAGATATATGAAATCGCACATGAAAAGTAATTTTTTGATAAACTGAGAGATACCAGGTAGCCAAGCTGCATCTTACGGATTTATGTTTATCGTCTGTTTTTCAGTGCACTTTTTAATTGCAAACTAATATGTAATACTTTCAAGCCAGTTTCTCCATTTGGATTTATGTTTGCAGTATACTTTAATTTTTTTGAAAACTAAGAGCTGTGCTGCATTGTAAAATTTTTGCAAGATAAGATATATCTGTCTATGTTTGCAGTATTGTGTCGAAGAATACTTAATTTGAATACAGTACTCTAAATACAGTTTGTTTAGAATTTTTATACTCTTTTTTTATTACACGTATTGCGATAATATAATATATCTGTCTTAACAGAAAGTGAAAAAATTGAATTAATTACCTTTTGATATTACACTATCAATATTACACTAAATTTCAATATTTATACATGCAAGACGAATTTGTGATAATTGAAAATTCATTATATGATGCTATTAATGGTCAGGCAAAAATTAATCAATTTATCGATCGTGTAAGAGAAAAAAAATTTGTCCCTGATTCTGAATTTTTGAATAAATTGGTAAGTCGATATCCGATTTGTGATCTGTGGGTAGAGAGGATTATTAGCTTGATAGTTCAAATTATCAAATTAGTTGATTTAAAATTGTCGCCTAATTCTTTAATTGAATACCTGGGACCTTTGGAAAATGAATTTGTATCTGTGTATTATGATGCTTTGCAATATGGAATGTATTATCGTGTTTATACACATAGACATGGTTGTTTTCGTAACAAACGTAAGCTGAAAGATGAGTTAATTGAAATATTGGATTTATGTTTGTCAAGGGGTAATAAATATAATGTTTACGAAACAAAAGAAATTTTATCCAATATTGAATTACCTTTTTCCGTTTTCAATAATGAACGGGCAGGAATTTTTACTTTTGATGACGATGTAATAGAAATCGTATCTAAAAAAAGACAATTTGCATTAATACCTTATTTAATTGATAAAAATTTGTACAAAGTAACTAAGAAAGATATTTTAGATTTTTGCAAATACATAAACGAAGATGAATTAATTGAAGCGATAGTCTCGAGATTAGATTCACCAAGTTTTGATTATGACGATTTATTGTATACATGTGAAAAATATCCAAACGAATATTTGATTAAAACAATGTTGAACAATAAAGTTATTCCTGATAATAAATGTGTAACAGCTATTATAAATTACTTGGATCAATTAAAGAAAGAAATAGTTTTTGATCAATCAAAAAGTATGGTCAATTCGTTTTTCAATAGAAAAAAAGAAAGATATATGAAATATCGTTTGGATTCTACAAAAAGTATTGTCGTATTTTTAGCAGATTTTGGTGCTGGTATGACTCCAGAAAATGTAATAGAACTTGCAAAAAGAGACATAATGTTTGATGAAAAATACATTCTTGAGAAATTTACAGAAAATAGCAAATTTAATGGTGAAAAGTCGATATTTACACCTAAAACAAAATTCAATGAAATATGTGTTTTGAATATGATCAAAAAAAAAGAAGCTTGTAGTAAAATTTCCCAGAATATCAACAAAAATAATGTTAAACCTACATTAGAAATGTTACATGAAGCATGTAAACATAGTAACAATTATGGTACAATTGATATCTTGTTGGATAAATATAAATTGAGAACCGACATCAATTCACTACTCAATTACATCGATACATCGACAACAACAATATATAAAAATACACTTACATTATTGTTTGAAAATTTCTGTGAACATCATGATATTACTCCAAAAAAAGAAATTAAGAAAGAAAAAGAAGAAGAAGAAAAAGAAAAAGAAAAAGAAAAAGAAAAAGAAAAAGAAAAAGAAAAAGAAAAAGAAGAAGAAGAAGAAGAAGAAGAAGAAGAAGAAGAAGAAGAAGAAGAAGAAGAAGTAAAAGAAAAAGTAAAGGAAAAGAAGATAACAAAGAAGGTGAAAAAATAAAAGTATTTATAAGAAATCTTGAGAAGAATTATTTTATTGATATAAAGAACATTTTATAGTATAGTATTATAAATGTCAGCTCTCAAACATAAGCCGATCAAGTCCAAACATCTTGCCATTGTACAAACACTTGACGAATTGCACAAGGATAAAATGTCGAAACTGTGTTCAAATTTTGATAAACTGGAATACATTAGCAAAACAGGCGATTTGTTAATGAATTATTACAACCAAGTTGCAGGCTCTTATTACAATACGGGAACATTAGATAGTTCAAATACAGATACTGACAGTGATGATGACGACATAGAATCAATAATTGAAAATTCAGACGATGACTGTGAAGAAGATGAAAACAAAAAAAGTTGCTCAGACGCGTTAAAAAAACTCCATGAAATGAGCCAAAAAGCAAAGAAAGTTAAAAAACAAATCAAAAAACGCCGCCCAACTGTCAATCCAGGTCACACAAGGTCCATTTTTTCATTTATGGAGAAAGAAAATGAAAATGAACAAGTAGATGAAAATAAAATCCCAGAGAAAGAAAAACAAAATGAACAAAAAAATTTAAGTCGTGCTATGCTTTTTGATCAATATAGAATGTTAATAGACAAAAGCTATGCATGTACTAAAGTCAAAAATTCTAAAGTAGTTATGTGTTCTCAATGCAATGAAGAAAAAATTTTAGATCAAGAAGAAGGGTCTTATATCTGTAAAATTTGTGGTGAATCAGAATGCATTATCATCGAAAATGAAACATGTGGTCACAAGGATCCTACAACAGATAAACAAAAGTATCCATACAAAAGGATGAATCACTTAAAAGAAAAATTAAATCAATTTCAATCTAAAGAAACTGCAGATGTTCCAAGTTGTGTTTATGAAAAAGTATTCTCAGAACTTAGAAAGAAAAGAATTAGACCTCAAGATGTATCATCATCTGACATCAGAAAGATACTCAAAACTAATAGACTTAATATTTATTATGAACATATACAACAAATATATTGTAAAGTAACAGGTTGTCAACCAATGACTTTGACTCGCGAAATTGAAGAAAAAATTATATCAATGTTTCAAGCTATGCAAGGTCCATTCCGTATACATTGTCCAAAGGACCGTGATAATTTTTTAAATTATTCCTATGTATTAAACAAATTATTTAGAATGATAGGACTTGAAAAATATTCAAAGTACTTTGGTCTATTGAAAAGTAAAGAAAAGTTACGTGGACAAGATGCCATTTGGGTTAAAATTTGTAAAGACCTAAATTGGAAATATCATTCCAGTTTTTAATTTTTTGTAAAAGTTATTACCGATTAAGTAATAACTAAATTATTTAAGCATAAACAAGACATTCGGCAGTCTTGGGTTCTTCCACATAAATAAAGATTGTTCCAAAACGACGTGCTGTTTCTTGGAATCCTGGGTATGACGGATTCATACTAGAAACTGGCATTAAAGTAATGGGATCATTATTCGTGAATTCCGTGTCAGTTGCGAACTTGATACTTGCACCCACAGGATTATAGTACAAGTAGGCATTTGTTCCAGAACCCGAATATTCTTGAGGTCCAACAATGATTGCAGAACTTCCCATAGTTGCAAATGGATGTTGTGACAGTTTATTCAACACTGTTACGGAACGCAATACAAAACGAGATTCGCCAATGCGTTCTGTGTCTTCAAAGTGAACTTCTGTTTCATTAATATTAGAAATATTTGTTAATGTTCCTGGCAATGACATGTATTTAAAGCATGGATCAGCATTTACAAAATTTACAGATTGATATCTGCGGTTGATATAGAAAAATACTACATCGCGACTGTAAATAACTGTTTGATTCTTAGGTACAATCATCTTCTTTTCAACGATGAATGTATTTTGTGACAGTGATTGCTTTAATCTAACATGTGATCCCTGTGTTGGTCCATACACATTTACTGGCAATCTCACATTGATGATTGGACTATTTATAAACGTTAAACGTGAGAGACCATAGTTCGCATTTTGTCCAAAACCAGCGCGGTTGACAAATGACGATAATTGCGTAAATGTTGGTCGTAGTGAGAATGCAGCAAGTAACTTGCGCAAAATAGTGCCCTCGTCTTGAACATGGAAGAGATCTGGGCTATCGAAGAATGTCCAATCATATGAATTGAGAACATTAATCAATCCACTTACCATATCAGATTCTCCATAACTTGTTGATGTTGAATAATATTTACCTTCACGTAATAACAAAACATTCTTAAACAACTCAATTTGGATCTTGAAACGCTTTAACAAGTTAGACATTGGGGACTCATCAGTGAAATAATTCAAACTATTAGGATCTCGTGCAATATCAAATGCTAATTCAAAGTCACGTTTCAATTCATCTTGGGTCTCATTTGCAGCGCGACCAGCATATTGACGCAAAAATGCAGCTGCACGGTGTACAACCATGCGGCCAATATTAGTAAACAACATTCGATGTTGTACTGCGGGAATTATGGGAAGGAACAAAGCTGCGATCAATGGATGGATGAAAATATTGACATTATGTTTTTCTGGATTGAATTTACCAGAAATGGCCTCTGGGGCACAGTCTCGATATACTGAAATATTACGTTTAACTGATTGATGAAGTTCACGTGTCATTTCATATAAACGGGCAATTTCATTTAATGGCTCTTGATCAACTGCTTGGACATTAAGAACATTGGCGGGGGATGCAGCAGAAAATCCAAAGAATTTCGCCATTTCTGTATACTCCATTTCTGCAAATGGCAAAAATTGTTTATCTGTATCACCTTTAATTATTTGAACTTTAAAAGCCTCAATTTCGGCAGGTGTTAATCCTACTTTTTTGGCTTGTTTTAAACCAAGTTTCATTAATTCTGGAACATCGAGATTTCCATATTTATTTTCCACTTTCCTTATAAACTTTTGAACCAATTTCTTGATTCGTCTTCGTGATTCTTCATATTGTTGCATAAATGCACTTATTTCCTTTTCATCTTTCTTTTCAGCACGCATAATAGCTGCTACATTTTGAGGTGGCATCCAACTTGAGAGGTAAAACTCCAATTCTCCTGTTGGTGCAGATCCTGAACTACGATTCTGTTTTTCCATACGAATATATTTATTATATAGAAAAAATTTATTATATCTTAATTTGTTTTTTTAATTACTCAAAAATGCGTTTATATATTAATTTGATCTTTTGATATAAAGATTTATTTAATAATTATATTAATAACAATGGTTAAAAGTGATAAAAATTGGAAAATTGTAGAAGACAAGCGTAAAAACAAAAAAAATGATAAATTTGAAAAGAAACAACCAGTTACATCAGTAAAAAAAAACGAATCAGAAAAGATAGATACAACAATTAATACAAATGAAAACCGGAATTTGAAAAAGATTTTGTGTCAAAATATAATTGATTACCACGAATGTAAATATGGATCGAAATGTCTATATGCTCATAATTTAGTTGAACAAAATATCGATACAAAAAGACGTGCAGTTTATGAATTAATAGATTCAACATCTGATTTATCGGAATTTGATTTACGAAAAAATCATTCTGTTTATAAAATTCTTCTAGAATTATCAAAATTATGCAAAAATTGTATGGAAAATAAATGTATTGGTGGATATAATTGTAAGGCTGGTTCTTGTGTTAAAAAATATTGCATATGTCTCAGTGATCTAAACAATGGCATTTGTCAAAACCCTGGATGTGAATTTGTCCACTTGACAAAACGAGGACTGAAACCCTTTTATTATAGAAAAAAAAACTATTCAGAAAACTTTTTAGATATAAATTTAAATACAATAGAAGTATACGACAATGATAATAATTCAAATATTTCAGAAATTGATATGAATGATGACAGTAGTGATGATAATGATGAAGAAAATGAAATGAAGGATGAAGAATATATAGAAAATTTATGTAATGAATCGATATTCGATTAAATCTTTCTAAATGTGTTGTGTTATATTCAACATATTTTTGATTAAAAATTGAAGTTTTATAATTTTGACTTAAAATATTGTTATAAGTAGTAAATTATCATGGATTCAATAAACGATTGGATAGAAAAATACCAGCCGAAAAAGATAGATGAAATAATTGGTAATGCCGAGGAAATTGATATTATCAAGTCTTGGCTTGTAAATTACGATTCTCAACGAAAAGAATTTTATCGAGAACAGGAAGAAAAAACAAAAAAGCAAGTTCGAGAAAAGAAACCCAAGGCTAAAAAAGTTCCCGAACCAGTTGTTGAAGAAGATAAAACAGATATTAATGAAAACATTGATGACGATGCAGTCGATGCAGTCGAAGATTACACAGAAATTCCAATTGTTCCTAAAGAGAGAAGTACTAAAAAGAAATATAACAGTTGTTTACTCATCTATGGAAGTCATGGAATTGGCAAAACTACAATAGTCAAAGCTATACTTAATGACATGAAATATGAGACAGAAATAATAAATATGTACAATTTGTCATCTAACAAAAATATTGATGAAAAAATAAATAAGATTACATGTGGAATGAACATATTTAATAGTTTTGACGGTAACAAGAACTCTAAAAAGAAAGCTTTAGTAATTGATAAATTAGAAACTATTTCTACACAAATCGAGAAAAAATTTATTGAAGGTATACTGCGTGCAAATGATGAAAAATGGTTCTCTCCGATAATTTTCATTTCTAGTTTAAAACATTCGAAGCTAATAACAGCAATCAAAAATTGTTCTTTGACAATTAGATTACCTCCACCAACAACCCAAGATATGGATACCCTATTTATGAGAATTGCTAAAGGAGAGAAATTTAGATTTAGCAGTAAGGCGACAATCATGAAAATCCGTGAATATGCACAGCTAGATTACTTGAGATTAATTCACATTTTATTTGACCTAAGAGCAACATTTCATGAAAAGGTTTCTGAAAAGAAAGAAAAAATGCTCACTGAATCGCAAGTAGATGAATATTGTAAAATTGCTAAAACAAAAGACACAGATATCGAAATATATAGCAGTGTTGCGAAATTGATATTAAGATATCCTGGGATTAATGAATGTTTACGTTTATACGGCGGAGAAAAAGTAATTTTACCATTAATGATGCATCAAAATTATCCCAAATGTTTAACTGAATATCCAAATAACACTGAAAGTAACCTTGACTTGGCACAAGAGATTGCAGATTCTATTGCAACAGGCGATTTAATAGAAAACTATATTTACAGTGAACAAAATTGGGATATGCAAGACGTTCATTGCTTTTATACATGTATTAATCCGTCCTTTAATTTGACAAAAATTGGTATAAATGCCACACCAGAGTATCTAAAGTATAAATTAGAATTCCCAAATGACCTTAATAGAACATCCATTAAAAAAATCAATAAAAGAAATATTACAAATGCCAATGTATTTTTGAAGAATATGGATATCAATGATTTTATGTGTGCAGGGGAATTAACACGAAAATTAATAGACGACAAGAAAGTGGAAGAATGTGCGAAAATATACAAAAGTTACGCAGCAAAGGCAGAAACTATTATATCAGTTTTGAAAATTGATAAAATTGATACTTCTGCAACACAATACCAAACTAATACAAAAAGACTATTTAATAAATTTTTGTAATATAAAGTATACGTTATTTTTTTTACAATTAAAATAGTTTTTATTTTAATTATTGTTATAGTAATATCACAATGGAAAATTACATTGTAATTGATAATAAAACATATAAGGCACAGTCACTATGGAGAGATACAAAAAAAGATAAAAAGTTGGATGACGACGACAAACGCTTTCCGTATCCTAAAGAATCAAAACCATGGATAATGTCAAATGATTTTATCAAAAGGCTTCAAAAATTAGAAGTATTGATAGAAGAAAAAAAACCAGAGAATGAGATTTTTTATGATAGTCCAAAAGATTGTCTTTTATGTGATAAAAAGAATATTACTACCAAACAAGTAATTTTAGGAAAATACTTATGGGAGGACGGTTTAAAGCATTACGTTAAAATACATAATATAAAACCAAGTGAAAAATTCATAGATTTTATTTTTAATGCTGATCCATCCGAACATTTTGTTGTTCCATTAGTTGGTAGAGTACTACAACGAGATGCTTTGGCATATTTGAAATTAGAAAAAAATCAAATTATGATTTTAGATGCATTAATGAAACATGGAGGTTATTCAAAAAAATATCATGATCCCAAAAGAAAAAATTTCGCCCGTTACTCAGAACATGCAGGTTTCTTTGAAATTAAAAATAAAATAATTTATGATATTATCGTAGCTGGTAATACTTTACGTGTCGATAAGGGTGACGAGGAAATATTTCTTCCGAATAATATGCCCGATGCTATGCATTATCCATATTTATTTCATACCCATCCTGCTACTCCATATCCTGGAGGACGTGCAAATCAAGGAATAATTTTCGAGTTTCCAAGCATAGGTGACATCTTACATTTCATTGATCACTATAATATGGGTAAAACAATTGGTTCCCTTGTTATGACTCCCGAGGGTTTATACAATATTCGTAAACATGTTCATGATGGCAAAGAAATTAAAATAAACGAAGACGCACTTTATGATGAAATACGAAAAGAAATATCATATGCTAATAGAAAAAGTATACAGGATTTCGGAATAAAATTTGACACGTATACTTTCTACACTAAAATTGCTCAAGATACTAGTTACTTGGAAATTATAAATAAAAAATTAATAAAATATCAAATGTTCATTGACTACTTTCCAAGACAAAAAGATTTCAAGGGTTCTTGGATTGTTGATACGGTGTATTTACCTTTGTATTCTCGTAGTGAACTGAATTAAAAATTGAAAAATATATTGCTAGCTATTCTTATAGCTAAAGCAAGTAATAACAACACAAAAATGTCATCAAAATTGGTTGTCAGTACATCATTTATTATCGTTCTATTGGCTGTCACTGTATACGTGGCGTCATGCATTGATTGGTGTGCAAGAAATTTCTACTGTGACGTATCGAATAACACACTTGTACAAACTCGTGATGTTTCTTCACCCATAATTTATACTGTATTATGGATGTACATTGGAATTGAAATCATTGTATTTTTATGCATTGGCACAATGATTGGGCTTTTTATTGGAAATAATGCAAAAACAACGATTCCAGTTACAATTATAATTTTTCTTAATGTATCTAAAATAATTATCTTTATTATTTCAATTTCAACGTATAGTAATTGTATTTACCAATTGTCAACAGAAAAAATGTATCTTTTGATTTTCTTTTGTATCAATATTGTAACAATCGGCATGAGTGAAAATATTGTCGCATGTTGTTTACTGAGAAATGAAACAACAGATAAAGTAACGCGTAATGACACACATTCAGATAATGAAAATTACACACGAGTTAATTCCCCAAGGGAGAGAAGAGCAGCTACTTCTACACCAACGCAAGGAGATTCAGTAAGTGATCCCCTAGTTCCCAATGCAAATGTTTCACTAATCACCATGCCAGCTTGATAAAAATCAACAACAAACAGTACATTTACATGTTTTTTTATATTTTATTAAATCTACGTATTCATTCATTTCTTTTATTGAATTAAACGTTATCCTATTATTATTGTCATATAGATAAAAATCTGTTTCGTTACAATCAAAATAATACGGCATAGTACGATTAATTTCACATCCACTGCATTCTATATTTCCATACACTGTTATTCTTGTAAGATCACTACCGTATACAATGTCATAATTTTCACCGACATATGAATATAATTCTTTCAAATTTCTAATATAAGACACAAAATTTTTGGAAAATTCGATAACATGAGATAAATTCTTTATTTGAATAGTATTAGAATTAAATTTAATGACTATATTGTAATTTTCATCAACTAAAACTCTTACTACACACGCTTTCATATTGTCTAGGTAACATGTAAATGATGAATTTTCTATATCAGAAAAATAAAACCTTGCTTCTCTTATTTTTTTTATTTCATCGTATACATGAGAACAGATATCACATGCTAAATTTTCAGGAGTTATGAAACTTAGGATATCACTTTTTTGATCTTCGTCAAATGGTTCATTTTGATTCATTTATATATTGTATAGAAAAAAAGTGTTGATATTTTTCACGAATTATCTTTCGATAAACTATTTTCGTAAGAAATCAATTGTTGCATGAATCCTGTGTTTGGTTGAATAAAATTTCTCGATTTTTTAATTGTTTCAATCGCACCTGTCGCCGAAAAATTCCTTTTTTTTATTAAATAAGCAGCAATCAAAGTACTACTTCGCGATACTCCACATTGACAATGAATTAGCACTTTACCTCCTTTAATTATTGCATCATTAATGAATTCAGAACATGCATTAAAGTGTTTGGAAATATCTTCATAAGACCTATCCGCAATATCAACTATGTGATACTTGAATTCATTTGGATTCATTTCTCCAACTCCCAATATAGCAGTTACAATATGTGTAATATTGTTCTTCTTCAATTCTGTGTAATTACATGCTGACGCAAAGTCACCAATGTAAATACCTGATATCACTTCATCAATATTAAAGGGATTACTTTTAACCCAATTGATGGCAGGTTGAACGTAACTACATGCCTTTCCTAAAAACCATAACATATTGCGTTCTGCATTTTCTTTTATAGATTTTGCCATATTTATATTACATTAATATATTTTTATTGACACTTATTGTAAAGTATACTTACGTTCAATAAAATTAATATATACATTTTCCAATAAGTATACATGGAGTGATTATTAAATTTTACTTGTATACTTCTTTTAACAAGTATACGTCAATTAATTTCATTAAATTACCATAAAATTTTAAATTAAAATACTCGTATACTTCTCTTAACAAGTATACATCAATTATTTTATAAATCACCATCAAATTAATTTTTACTCGTATACTTCTCTTAACAAGTATACATCAATTAATTTCATTAAATTACCATAAAATTTTAAATTAAAATACTCGTATACTTCTCTTAACAAGTATACATCAATTATTTTATAAATCACCATCAAATTTCAAATTAATTTTTACTCGTATACTTCTCTTAACAAGTATACATCAAGTATTAAATAATTTTCAACAATATAATAATACTATGCGTCAAAGTGAAAGATACATTTTACTTATTATTTTAATCGCAGTAATTATTTATTTTGCATGTTACTACAACAGCAAAACTTTTGAAGGATTACAAAATGTTGAAGCACATGTAATTGGACACGATGATCAAGAAAAATACAATCCACGCCCGTACGATCCGATAGTTCCAGTTCATCAACCCGATTACTTACCGATTGATACAGTAGGTCAAGGGAATTCTAGTTTAGGATACACTGGAATGTGTTCGAAACACTGTTGTTCTCCAGGACATTGGCCGTATCCGTTTGAATTAGAACCTGACTATGTATCGGAAAGTGGACAAAAATTTTCTCCTTCTTCGTATTCATGTAATAATACCGTCACGGGTGCAGGCTGTTTATGCTTACCACCAGAAAAAAGTTTATACATGTCGCGACGTGGAGGGAATTTTGTCGACGCGGGTCTATAAAAATTGAAAAAAAATTATTTTGAAAAAATATCTTTCAATATGTATACAACACAGAAACAAAGAAAAATGCAAATATTCGTCCGAACACTCACAGGTAAAAATATAGCACTCGAAGTTGAACCCAATGACACAGTGCAAAGCGTTAAACAAAAAATTCAAGATAAAGAAGGAATTCCACCAGATCAACAAAGGCTTATTTTCGCTGGAAAACAATTAAGTGACGAAGACTCAATTTCTTCATATAACATCCAATCAGAAAGTACCTTACACCTCGTGTTGAGGCTTAGGTAAAGCAAAAACACCCTTTACTTAGCCTTATAAAATTTTTTTATATATTTACTTTGATTTTATCATACAAATAGAATCTACATAAAGTATACATAATCTTGATTAATTAAATTTTAACAAAAAGTATACATATCATTATTATTTTATTTTTGTTTAAAAAAGATCTACAACAAAAAATAATTTAACTCATATATATTCTTTTGTGTAAAAATATATAGAAAAAATTAAATCATATACACTCTTTTCTTAACACAAAAATTTTACATACATGAGAGGTACTTTTTGTTAAATTTGTATCTTTCTTTTTCGATTCGTTGTGAATATCTTCTGATATGTAATAGACCTTTAATAATATCCATTTGTTTTTTAGATTTATGAATTTCAAATGTTAATCCAAGTTTTCCTCCTTCACTAGTTTTACATACGGTCATTCTACCATTATCTCCTGAAGAAATTCTATTTGGTTCTATGTATTTGAAATCAAATATAACATCAAAATGTGTATAAATGTAAAAGAATAAGTCATATAAACCATTATCATATGAGAAAGTTAATAGTCCTTGCATGTCATCAGAATTAATGTAATTTATGATTTCTGGCAACAACTTTTTATTATCTAGTTCATTGAAAAACAATTCTACGTTGTACTTGTATACACTCTTAAAAGTGTCCCAAAAATGAAGTACCTTATCGGAAATTGTAACAGTTTTTTTATTAGATATTTTATTACTATTATAATTTCTATAGTCATCAATCAATAAATAATTCTGTCTTTTTCCATTTAAAAAGTTAAAAATTTTATTTACAAAATCTTCATTTTGATATGTGCATACTAAGTAAAATATATATCTTGAGTAATAGATTAGTGCATAATCAGGAATAGAAGATAATTCTGCGTAAATGTCATCAAAATCATATTTGAAACGTTTAATCGATTCTGTAAGTGATAATAATATTTTATCAATACGTACTTTTGATGAAATGTTGCAGTACTTAAATAATTCAGCTTTATATTCATTGTCATCTCCAAGTAACTTTCTTTCATTATCATCGATAAATTCAGGATACAATTTGTCTTTTGTTTCATCAAATCCATCAATTATTACTTTACACATTGTGAGTAATAGTATTATTAGTTATAATATTATTTCTGTATACAAATAAAAAATTATTTTTTTTTTTCAATTTTTACATAAAATGTTGTATTAAAATTTTCCATTCAATGCCACTTTATAGAATTCGGATAAAGGCAAGATGTAATTATCATAAAAGTTGTTTGCCATTGCTATTTTATATATTCCGCCAATTTCTATTGTTTTATCTAAATAGATGTATTCTAAATATAAATCTTTGGCTTTTTGTCCAGGTCTATCTAATCTACCTTTCATTTGTGGAATATTGTCGGGCGCAGGAGGACGTGTTAATAATGTATTAAATTCAACTAAATTATTTAATCCATATGTTCCATTCGCATAAGAGACACAAACATGTCTTTTCGTTATATCTGGATATAATCCAATTTCATCATTAGATATTTCTTCCGCTTCTTTTTTGCTTTTTGTAAAAATTAAAATCTTACAGTCTTTTCTTTGTTTTTCGAGTTCTTTAACTTTATCATGAAAGTACTTAATGTAATCACATTCGTTATTAATATATTTTACAAGTATACTATACTTTTCTTCATCTGTTTTTTTCTTATTCACTTCCAGTAATTCAGAGTACTTTTTTTGTTGTTTATCAGTGAGATACAATTTGTGTTCTGTTGTATACCACGATTTATTCGTCTCTGATACATTGCATATAATTGTTTCATTTAATATTGTATCAAGATATTTACTTTCCAAAGGTAGTCCAGTTCTAAGCATTTTAAGCATATAATATAATTTGTCGAATCTTGACCTAAAGAATGTCGCACTTAACATCAAGACACCATATTGACTGGACATAATTTGTCTAAGTGCTTCTTCTGTATGTAATGTTTCCTTATTTTGTACAGATAAACATTCGTCAATAACAACAAATATCCAATTATGATTTATTGGATGATCTCTCATTCTACCTAATGTACTAACAACAATGCTATTCCTTTTGATACTTTTTTTCAAAGGTTTACAAGTATTCAGTTTACAATCAAAATTATCAGTATGTTTATTAATTTCATCTTTCCAAGTATCATATAATTTATCATTAGGAGTAAGCACCAAAAATCCCGAGTACTTTGTATTAACATTATTATTATGTAATTGTGACATGAGAGACAATGCGACTAGTGTTTTACCACTACCCATTATACTTGCATCTCCAAGGCCCTGTTTTCCATGTTTAACTAGTCCATCATAAAATTTAGATACTGACTTTTGTTGATGGTCCCATAGTTTGGATTTGATTACAGTATCTTTTTCTTTTTTGACATCTGTTTTTTGATAAGACAATTCTTGTAAAGAATGTATTAAATGATCATATCCCAAACTCTTTTTATCCAAATTAAATGTAAATTCTGAATTGGGTTCAATGACATTAGGATAGAGTACTGACAACATATTTAGCAGTCTAAGTAACACACCTTCATATGTGTAATCAACAGAATTATAAGTTTTATTTCCATGTCTATCAACAGGCCCAATAACAATATTATTATCGGACATTGTAATCTTCGTATACAATTTTCTCCAAATATCAGTATCTATTTTGTCACTTAGTTCCTTCCAATTGTATACGACAAAATCTCCTTTTTCTTTCCTATTGTGATGTAACTCTCTATTACTTAAATTTAAGTTACAAATTGCTTTTTTGTTAAAAAGTGACATTTGAATAATATCGTGTAATGGATTCTTTTTATCAAGAGCAACGCCTTTTACGGATTTAATAGGAACAATAATATTAGAACAATCAAAAGGAAATACTTCATAGTCCTCAACAAAAAATTTATATTTGGTCGTATTTTCTAATTTTTCGCTTTTGCATGTTAATTTGAAATTTGATAATTTATTTAATTTGGGTATCCAATTGAATTTTTCAGTTAAAATTGGTTTACTTATTTTGATACATTTTCCTGGTAATGAATCCAAGTATTTCAAGTATTTATTTTCTAAACCATCAACAAATTCCATTTTTTTAGTTTGTTTATTATTAGTCTTAATACGTATTGGACACTCATTTGTTCCACATACAAATATTTCACATTTCTCGAATTTTATTTTTTGTCCAAATAGCAACAAAAATATATATCTTGAATTGCACTTTGTTATATTATCAATTGTCACTACATTCGATTTCTTAAACGAATCAGCTATTTTTTTTGTTTCTTGACTACTAAAATCTTCTTCTGTAGTATAATATTTTTGATAATAATTTTTTTGTACATCATAAAGTTTGTCAAGTACCAATTTATCTTTTCCATTTGCTTTGACAATAGAGTCATATCTACAATTTATTTTTGATGAATATTCCCAAATAAAAGCCGCCAATTTTTTAGTATCATACTTATCTCTCGAGTCTATAAAATCTATCTCTGACTGTAAATGTATCATAATATTAGGCTTACAATGCATGTCATATCCTGCACATAGAACCTTTAATTTTTCATCATCTTTTATAATTTTATTAGGCCTTTTATTAACTTTTAGTACATCTAATTTATAGCCACCATTTAATAAAGTAATTACTTTATTGATTATTAGTTTATCTCCAGTCATCATAGGCATATACTTTTTTGCAAAGTAATAAAAATCAGAATTTTCAATTGTAGATTCTTCAATAAATTCTTTTTCTACTCTCCAATTCCAAAATTTACTGTGATACAGTACTTCTTTCAATGTGTTACAAAGTAATTCAACTATTTTTTTGTCAAATTGTATACTTAAATCTTTTTGTCCAAGTATACTCAGTAGTACTAGGTCTTTTAGATCTAACATCTTTTCTGATTTTATAAATCCGCATGCATCTTCTATTATAGAAATAAAACTTCTCCACATCATTTGTCTCGATCCTGTTATTTTAGCAAAATTATGTTCTGGTAAAGTATACGTTTTGGAATCATTCATTTTTTTAGTAATAATATCGATGAGATCAACGTAATCTGGTCCTCGTCTAACAATTTTTTGTAGTGTAGATGCCAAGTATCCAACGTTATCCGTTTTAATGTATTCTGGATTCTCGACTGCAATGTCTTTATTATAAATAATTATCAAACCATCATTGACAAGTACTTTATGTTTACTATTTAATTTTACTTTTTTTAGTAATGTTGTTTTAGTATAATTTCCAATTTCCGTTTTAATTTCATCTTTATCATAATTTATTATTATAATGTCATACAATGTATTTTTATTTGGCAATTTATCTAACGAATCGATGTACATTGTATCATCTAAAATTGTCATATTGTATATGCAGCAATAAGAACATGGTGGTTTATTCCTGCGCCATTCTAATTTATCGATTTCAGAATGCAAGTCAAAGCCATTTTTAAATTCTCTATCAATCCAATCTTCGGGAACAATCGTGCTTTTGGTATTTAATCCAACTCCATTAATCTTGAAAGAATTGCAAATTGTATCATATCTATTTGATTTAATCCATTGATTTAAATCGGTGTCATCAATTTTGGTGTCTGTAACTGTAACTACTTTTGGTAATGTATCAATTCCATTTATTTCGTAAAACTTGCAAATAATGTAATCTATTAAACTATTTCCATGTTTAATGTAAAATTGATCAAGATAAAAGTGTCTAACTATTTTATCAATGTCTGTATAATTATCTAACATGAATTTAATGGCGTGATCAGTAAGTAACGGTCGAATCGTTTCCGTAGCTTCAATTGAAAATCCATAATATTCTCCCTGTGATTCTCGATGGGCTTTTTGTCCTTTTAATAGACCAAAATTAGCAATATTTCTGATTAATTTTCCAGCATCATCAACTAGAGCTTTGGTATTTTCTCTAACATTGGTCAATTTGTACGATTCCATTGATTATTGGTATTGTTTATATTGAAAAATATTTCATTAAATTTTATGTATTTCAATTTTTATTAAGTATACTGCAATGAGTATTAATTTTGAAATTGTATACGAGCTATTTTTTAACATAAATTATAAAAATATAATATGTATACTTTGAATTATAAATGCCTCATCGGAATAAAAATAATGAATTTGTATTTTCAGATTATCCAGATTTCCGTCCTAATTTATCACCACGAGAAATATTTCAAATGGGATCTTTTGGAGGTACTTACTGGAGACCGATATATAGCTCGATAACTGATAAAAATTATAAAAATGTTCATAAAAAATATCCAGTGTCATGGTGGAAAGGAATACCAAGTGACTGGTTAACACGAGATTGGGATGATTACGACAAAAGTATAAATAAGTACCAAGTTAAAGTAGGTACTACATTGGAATTTTGGGAAGATAAAGGATGGATAACTGATTACAATGTTTATGGGTGGGCGCATTGGTATTGCGATTTCTATATGGGAAAAAGATGTCCAGATGATGAACGGCAAATTGACAGATGGAAAAAAACAGCAGGACCAAATAGTAGATTTAGACGTTGGTTAGTAAATCAAATTATAAAAAATAAAACAACTTATAATGATTACAATACAAGTCCTGCAATTAGACAAACGCTACAACATTGGGGATACGAATTAACGAAAAAAGACTTTAATGATATAATCAAACAAAAATAATTTTTGCTTGATGTATACATACACATAAAATATTTTTTGCAATTATTTTTATTTCTCTATAAGATCGAATTCGGGTTTATAATTATAAATTGCAATGTTATACTGAATATATATAATTACTACAATAGCAAAAACCAAACCATAAATGATAGGTAATTCGAGAGATAGAAATATGACGATATATAAAATAACAACATAAGAAATATAACGTAATAAATTAAATCGTCCTTCTTCGATTATAATTATTACCGTAGCGCAAACTATAATAAAAATTAAAATATATTTCAAAAATGGTATATTTTTAGCTGCATCTTTCCATTTATCATTGTATAAATTAAATAAAGCAGCTGCCACGAATTGTAAAAAAAACATGAACATTATTTTTCCTAAGGAGAAATCAAATCTCTCTTCTAATTTTGGTTTACTCATTGGAATATATTATAATACAAATAATATAATTACTAATAGATATTGTTGTAAATTTAAAAAAAGCTGTATTAGTCATAATATTTCCACAAAGGCTTTATATATTTTATTGTTTGTAGAAGAAAAATAACATAACAAAAGAAAGTTTTTTCTTAATTGAATTAAGAAATAAGCTAGTATTTTTATCAAAATCCATTTTTCAAATATGATGTCCATAACATTGAAATAGTAATTATTTATGTTTAACGTTTAACTGTCTTTATGTATATGATAAGTTGTTTGATTTTAATGAACAAATTTAATTATAGTTCCAGAACTTCCATTTTGTCCTGCTGTCCCTGTTCCAATTGGAACTGTTCCACCAAGACCGCCTTGAACACTTAATGATAAATTTGGTAATAAAGATGTGTCTGTGTGTGAGATTACTATTACTACACCCGCACCGCCCCCGCCACCACAACTGGCATTTACTCCTGTTCCTGATGCATCAGAACCATTTCCACCATTGCATGTAATCGATGCACTTCCATTAACCATAATTAGACGCGACGCAAAAATACATACTCCTGCTCCTGATCCTCCTGCACCACTTATACTGTTACCACCGCCTTGCCTTGATCCCCCGCCACCACCAGAACCACCATTAATTTGTATTATTGTTGTTGTTCCAAAAGCTATTCCACGTGCTGCTTCAGTTAATGTATTTAAGCAGTTTATACCACCAAAAGTAGCAGCAACTAATGTCACTGTACCTCCACTACCTCCTGAACTTGCACCAATTGCACCACCATTACCTCCACTACTTGTGGATATTGCATTTGTAATTGATGTTCCCGCAATGCCATCACCATTATTACTACGTCCCGCACCTCCCGCAGATCCGAATCCAACTGTACCTTGATTTGTCGCTGCTCCTGCCGTCATGCCAACTGCATCATTACCATTATTATTAATGTTACTATTATTATTTAAAATTGTAGTATCTTTTACGTATACACGATACCCATTTGTTTTTAAAATTATGTTAGCATTTATTCTTAAAGTATCGAAGTATACATCACGACTAAGAGTATATGTTGATCCAGATAAAGATGAAAAATTATTAAATGTAGTAACACCATCTAATGTGGCATTTCCATCCGATCCATTACCATATTCTCCTCGAGTTAATGGAATATTCATTGTTCCTGCAGTTTTTAATAATGCATTTGTTGTGCCTTTTATTAAATTATTTACTTGTTGATCTATTAAAGTAAATACAGAATTTACATTTGTGGTTTCAACGCCATTTCCAATTGCTCCAGAACCTGTTATTGCATTAACGACCGTTTTAAACATTCTTAGACTCCCAGATGAACTAATTACCATACCTCGCACATTTCCAGATATTGCATTTGTAGCAGTACAATTAATTGTACTGTTTCTAACTGACACAAGTGTATCAGGTGCAACTCCTGTTCCAGAAGACGAAATTCCGTTAATTGTCACAGAACCCGTCGTTGTGTTAGTAATATTTATATTTGTACCATAAACTCTAGCACTACTTTCACTTGTTCCCGTAAACGAAATTCCTATTAGCGATAACTCTGTTGTTGAACTTGTCATATTTAAATTAAACCCTGATAGCAACGAATTGTTACCCATTTGAATCATTGTTGTATTAGTAGTTACATTTGGAGCACTAATTATAGTGTTAACATTGTCATCGGCTACCAATGAAACACCGTTTGGTATAACTAGTGGGAAAGTTTCATTAGCATATGTACCTGCCGCAACTTTTACAATATCTCCAGATGTTATTCCAGATGCAGATAAAGCAGCAGTGATTGTTAAAAATGGACTACCTTGACGAGATCCAGTTGTATTGTTTCCATTTTTTTCTACACGGATTGTATTTGCATTTTCTAATGATAGTGTTCCTGTATTTGTTGGTAATGTAATCGTTCCTGTATTAATAATTGTAGAAATAATGGGATTTGTTAACGTTTTATTTGTTAATGTATCTGTTGTATTTCTTGCCACTAATGTATCTGTTGCATCGGGGAAAGTCAATGTTTTATTAGTTGTTTGAATTCCAGAAAGCGTTAATGTAGAATTAATTGATGCACCAGAAGTACTAAATTTAATAGCTTTTGATGTTTCTAATGGATCTACAAATGATGTAGTAGTATTACTTAAACTTTTATTAGTTAAAGTATCTACGGTATTGCGACCTACTAATGTATCAGTTGATGTGGGTAATGTTAAAGTACCAGTATTGACTATAGTTGCGATAATTGGCGCCGTTAGTGTTTTATTATTTAAAGTATCTGTCGTATTTCTTCCAACTAATGTATCAGTAGCATCTGGTAGTGTTATAATGCGATCAGTTGTTGCCTGTGCATTAATAGTTGTTGATAGTCCAGAACGTCGAAGTACAAGTTGATTCGAATCTTTGGTAAATAAAGAAGAAGAATTGGAATTTTGGACATTGGAAAAATTAATGTTACCAGTTAAAATTAAGTAGTCACCTGTTGATCCAGAAATAGAACCAGAACGCAATCTCACTGAAGAACTTGCGTTATTCGTAACTATGCCGTAACTTGATATACCAGAACCGCCAATGGATACAAAATTACTTTCTGACATATAAATTCCGCTTGCACTATCAACATATAATGCATATGCACTTCCATTTGTCGCACTACTAGCGGTTACTGTTATTGTTGAAGATCGAATGGTCATAGATCCAAGAGTACTAGGAACTCCTGTTCCATTCGATCGAATACCGTACACAGATGCATTATTATTTGATGTAGATGTCACATTAACCAAAACTGTCCTCAACTTACTTGAATTAGCACTTGTTCCAGGAAATAATACGCCGTTTAGTGTAATTGCAGCATTCGTATTTCCAATTAGATTAAGTGTTATGTCCTCGACACGGCAATTATTTCCCATTGTTATTAATGTTGTTGAAGTAGTGACAGTCGAACTAATAATACAATTTTGTATATTAATACCTCTTACACATACGCCATCTGGTACTACTAAACTATTTTCATTATAGGTTCCAGGATATACCCAAATTGTTGTTCCACTAGTAGCAACAGCTAAAGCTGCGGTGATTGTTTTAAATGGTAATCCATTAATTGACGCAGTTGAATCATTTCCATTAACAATATCAACTACTGTGATATTTCCACCTCTTAAAAATCCCGATATAATGTTTGATGGATCAGTAATAGTTTTATTAGTTAAAGTCTGTGTATCTGTTGTACCTACAACGGTTCCACTAGGAACAACTTTACTTGTATTAACAGGATTTATTCCATTTCCAATTAAAAAGTTACCACTGGTTAAAGTATTAACTCCCGAACCTCCTTTTGCGACACTCAATGGAACTGTTGCCCCAAGTTGATTAATTTCAAATGATGACAAATTGACGGCATGAACGTGATCACTTCTAGAAAAAGAATTTGCAGTTCCAATACTATTTGTATTTGTTGATCCTAAAATGGTAACTGGAGCTGCTGATGTCAATGGGTCGCTTCCATTTGGTAAATGTCGAGATGCATGACTTTCAATAGTGACATTATTAATAGTAGATACATTACTTATTTTATTTGCATTTAAATTCAAATCTCCAGTTAATGCGCGGTCTCCATTTGTCAATAAATATTGTGGATGGTCGTCATTAAGTAAACCTAATAAACTGCCATGTTGCAATGTCGTACTTAATGCCGCAGCACTGAAACTTGGTAAAGGACGTTGTGATGTTACTTCAGAAAATGTTGTTCCTTGTTGTACTATAATACTTGCTATAATAACTACACCTTGGCCAAAATACGACGGTGGATTCGGTAGAGGGGCACTTTGTGCGTCTGATAATAGTGCATATTCATTTTGTCCATAAACAAGTAAGTACCTCTCGTTACTAGAATCACCAACAAGATATAAACTATGTTTCGTATAATAAGAATTGGTTAAAGGTACTAGATCAGTTAAATCATCATATTGTGTATTATCAATAACAGTTTGGTTAGCAGTTGTTGTAAAAGAACCACTGACATGATAGTACATGGTAAAAGAAGTAGGTGCAGAACTTCCAGAGGGATTGAATTCGTTGCCGCCGTAATAATATTTTCCCGATGATACTGCTATCTGCAAACTATTATCTACCGTGACTAAAGATCCATTAGCGAAAATAGAACCAAAAACTTGTCTGTTATAAGTCTCGATGTAATTAGAATTATGGTGCATGGTTGTTGAAATTTTGTCAATAAATTCAATTTCAGTACTACCTGTTCTTACTCTTGCAAGAGTAATATTTGCTCTATCTGATGGTTTCGATGTCGAAGTACTTAGAACTCCGTTAAATGTATAGTATACATATAAAGTACTATTAGCAGCCAATTGATAATTACTTGTATGCTGCCAACTAATACGTTTAACTACGTGGTTAGCAGTGTTAAAATTTCCAGCTGTACAATATCCAAACCCTTCAGAAATATTAATTTGATTACTTGGTAATGCAGTTATATCTCCTCCATGCAAGAGACCCATGGTTGGACTGAAGAAAATTATATCCGAGGCATTCGTTATTGTCTCTGGTGTTTCTCCCAAATTTAATGTTCCAATTAATGAAATTTCGGACTGTCCTGTACTATCAGTATACATAACTGCAATACTATTTGAAACGATAGAAATTTTTGATATATCACCAGATGTATTGATTGATCCTTGACTTTGGGGATGTTCTGATTTAATGTCATAACTAGAACTGTTTTTAAATATACAATCATTAATAATAATATGTTTACGATTTCCAATATTTGTATCATGAATGGCTATTGTCGGATTTAAAAATGTACAATTACTTACCGTACAATCGACACCATCATCCATTTGAACCCCTGTATACAATGAATTAATAGTCGAAAATATAGTACTATTTATCTTTATCATTAAATTATCACCCGCACAATACACAGCATTTGAATTATCATTATTTATTTCAATAAAATTTTCACTATAATAAACCAATAGTTCGTTTCCATTATTTGATTGGGCGAAAAGGGAATTAGTAAAAGGGCCAACGGTTCCAGATTTTTGGATGTATACTTCTTGTCTCTGACTTGGATTCGATACATAAATACATGTATCACAATTAACAACAATTGTGTCTAATATGAAACAACGAGATGAACTTGGATTTATCTTGATACCAATTCCTCCTGGTGCAGCAACCCCATTAATTGTGATTTTATCTATACTTGACATTTCTCCTAAAGTAATAAGTGCCGTCGCGGGATTTTGAGGAACAACGACTGTCACTCCTGTACCAGATCCAATTAGAGAAACGTAGTTGTCTAGAATGACAGGAGGTTCTATATATAATCCAGGAGCAACCGATATAATAAATTGATTCATGACCGAAGATAATGTAAATTTAGCATCTATTGTTTGTGTTGATGTAGCCGCTTGAGATAACGTAATAGTTGAATTATCTATGTATGTTACAGTTGTACCTGGATTTAGTCCAGATGCTGCGGTAATCATAGCTCCATCTATATTTTTATAAAATAGATTATCAGATGTTGCAGTAGTGCTTCCATTAGTAATATTAATTGAAAAAGTTGGATTGATAAAATTTAATGCGGAACTGATGCTCGCGAATTCTCCTCCTTTTCCAGAAACTACAAGGTAATTCTTTTTGGTATCAGAAATATAAAAAGGCGATAAATTCGAGACAAAAGTTTTAGAAATGTCAAGTTTTCCTTTAAAAAAGCCAGTTGTTGTACTATTATCTATTTCCAATGATCTTGTACAACTGGTAATAGTACTTGCACTTATTTCTATTAAAGAACCTGCGCCAGTACTTGGATTTAAAACACCATAATTCCAATTTTTAATATACATTGATCCAGACACACATGATACACCATCACTGATGTCAATACAAATGCTTCCATCAGTCATATTTGTGCCAATAGCTTGAAAATTACTTATAGTTACGTTACAATACTGACCTTTAACTGTAAAACATGTGGTAGGATTTATAGTATTGTATACTGATAAAATATTTCCAAAATTTGAATTAATAAGAGCATTTGACCCATCAACGTATATCGATTTGAAACAATCAATAAAATAAATATTTTGCGCTATAAATTGTACGATATTTGATACTTGACTTTCGACATGTAGTCCGATGTTACTATTCTGAATTACACAATTATTTACACTTGAAAATGTTAATGTTCCGTCACAAAATAATGTCGCTCTTCCATCTACATTTTTAATTGCTGAACCATCAAAAGTTATATTTTGCAAGGACGTTGAACTGCCAAATTTTAGCACATGAGTATTTGATGGATTCGATGTTGTAATGACAGTAGAACTAACATTAATACCATTAACATTAACGTAGTCTGGAAGATTCAATGTATCTTCAACGAAAACCCCAGATCCAATATTGATAGTAAAATTAGTTGCCGAGTCACTTCTTAAGAGAGTTAAATTACTTGTTCCTGTTATCGTTGCTGGTAAACTGAGTTGAATAGTATTGTCATCAATATATGTGACAGTTGTATTATCTTGAATGCCAGTACCAATTATTCTATAAAAAGTCATGATAGGAGAGAATAAACCATTAGATGTAACAATATTTGATGTATTTGTCAATGTGACATTAGGGTAAGTAATATTAATAGCAGAAATGGCATCTTTAACAGAAGAAAAATAAGCTCCCGACTTACCAACAGTTATAACATTATTGGAAACACCATTTATTTTAATAGGAGTTTTACTATTTATATGTATTTTATTGTAATTAACAATACCATTTATTTGACCAACACAATCTAAATTATTTATTTGTATATCTCGTATACAATTGTTATATAGTACTCCACTATTAATCATATTTGGAGCACTTCCATTTGCTCCACAAAATAATCCTATATTGCAATCCGTCAAATTAACGCCAGTTAAACTAACATCCGAACCATTATCAAATACTAACCCTTTATCACATGATTTAATAATATATCCTGTCGCTGAAATTTTACCAGGTCCTGATATATGCACACCATTACCATTTTCATTACCAATTATTTCTCCAGAAAACAGTTCAATATTATAATTAGATCCAGTAGCATGAATATTTGATATTAAATTTATGTTTTCCACTGGCAAAAGATAAAAATTTTCGAAACTAGTGAACATTTCCATTCCATTTTGAGAATCTATTTTTACACCGTAATTGTATACGCCATTAACGTCAACATATTCCATGTATATTACTGAATTCATAGTCGATGCAATACAATTTATCCCTGTGTAACAATCTTTAATTGAAACTTTGTGTAATTGTGCAAAGTCACCGACATTAATTGCATTAATACCAGAGTATCCAGTACTTAATCCATTTCCTGATATAGTCAAAAATGATATTTCCGTTTGATTACTCATATTAATTACATTTTGTGTACTTGTTTTTGGCGTAATAACAACACTATTAATTGATTGACCAATTAAACTAACATAAGATGGTATTGTCATTTCATCTTCTGTGTATACGCCTGGATATACAAATACTGCATATAAATTCGTGGATGACGCATCGGTAATAGAATCTAAAGCATCTTTAATACTTGAAAATTGTCCTGCTGAAGGAGACGTCTTTTTGACATAAATAGTTTTTTTTGATGCTTGAACGGGTACCTCAATACCACTGTCATTTGCGAAACTCTTAAATTTAATAATATCAAATTGAGTTTTTTTAATAGGCTCTTCATATATTGTCCAATTTGATGCATCAGGATATAAGTATACGACGGACGAAGGAGTCAATATGTAACTTGATGCAGAATTTATGGTTTGTGCTGAAAAAGGACTTATTGTAATGTTAGCTACTCCATCATTTGTAATAAAGTAAGACGAATTAGTAAACAAAGATACATCTGGTAAATTAATAGTAATCGCGCCATTTATAGTATTTCCTATTATTGTGTCATCTGTTGGTAAAGCAGAATATGGAGAGTACGTATCATCAATATTTGTTATCGATTTTACAATAGTACTGTTTAATATTGTCGTTTGCGAGGTATCGATTGGTGTTCCTGCCAAAGAAGCTGTTGGAACGGTATTAGACCATGTATACTGATAACTCTGTTCAGTAGTTGCATATATACGGAAGTAATGTAAAGATATCATATAATTACTATTACACTATATAATATTTCGAGAGCAAATAAACGAAATTAAGAATATTCAAAGTAAGCTGTATGTAAAGTTATCTTTGATTGGTTCCCTGTTGTTTCTCTGTATTGTATTTCAAAGACTGAATCAGTAATGGGAATATTTGTAAATGTTGTTGTATTAGCAGTTGTAACAACTCCATTTGTATTTGTCAAATTGTTTATAGTTGCAATTGTCTTGGAATTAGTGATGTCTTGTATCCTAAAATCAAAAGAACCAAGTGAAGAAGTCATTGAGTATACTAATTCAAATTTAACCATATTTTCTTGGTTGTGTGAATACATAAAAGTTTTTATTGAATTGTATACATTTGATAATAATGGTTGTAAAACAATGTAGCCACTTGTATTATCACCGAATGGAATATGTACTTGTGTAGGGGTAATAGGATTATAATATTCAAATATCAATTCATCGACACCAACAATGTCCGAACCTATTTCATTTGCACATGTCCACATTTTATTAGCATTTGATGCCCCTTGATTAACTAAAATTATTGAACCTCCAGAATTTGTGTTATTTAATAGAATTTCACGCTCAGGAGACCCCGATTCTTTGATGGAATAAATTCCGTTTTCTACACCGTTTGTTTGGTCTTTGATTAAAATTAAAAAATTCTTTTTTAACGTAATTCCATCTATTATTTTACCTTCTGTAAAATCTGTTGTTAAGATCCCATTTGTTGTCGATGCAACAGATACAATATTAATTGTATTGTTAATTGGTATTTTTTTAATTATTTGATTGTTGTTATTAATTAAATTTTGTAACTCATTTTCTTCATCTTGCGATAAAGCACTATCAAATGTTATTATTAAATTAGTACTATTTAAACATATTGATGTTGTCATCGGTGATATTGATGATGACATAATGTTGTTACTTAAATTCGATAAATCAAATGGCAATGTTACCGTATAGTTATAGTCTGACATTATAATTACAATACGAATAATTTTTTATATTTATTAACTTAATCTCGTCAAGTTTAGGTTATATTCCTGGAATGTAACTGTCTCTGGAACTCCACCACGAGTAAGAATAAATTTAACGTCAACAAAACTACCCGCAGTTAAATTTAATAATCCTGTCCCTGCTAACGAAATAAGTTCTCTAATCGAACAGCCAGCTTCCGTGTTTTGTTGTTTTACATTATTAACATAAACTGCTGCTCGTATATCTTTATCTGCTGTTTTAGCCATTGTTACTTGATAATCACTTTTGTATACTCCAGACGCTGTTGGAACCAATACTGGACCTGTAGGACCTATTTGATATGTGACTCCATTTAATTGTCCAGGTATTATACCAGAACCTGTTGGTGCGGAAATAGCAGAAGTATTATTTAGAAAAGTTAAAGCAAATGAACTTGTATCTGGTAAATACATTTCTCCGTAACCCAATGCACTCGCCCCCGTTGGACCAGTATTTCCAGTTGGTCCTGTATTTCCTGTAGGTCCTGTATTTCCAGTTGGTCCTGTATTTCCAGTTGGTCCTGTATTTCCTGTAGGTCCTGTATTTCCAGTTGGTCCTGTATTTCCAGTTGGTCCTGTATTTCCAGTTGGTCCCGTATTTCCAGTTGGTCCTGTATTTCCCGTTGATCCCGTAAAACCTGTATTTCCAGTAGGTCCAGTATCTCCTGTAGGTCCAGTATCTCCTGTTGGACCAGTATCTCCCGTTGGTCCTGTATTTCCTGTAGGTCCAGTATCTCCTGTAGGTCCAGTATCTCCCGTTGGACCAGTATTTCCGGTAGGTCCTGTATTTCCTGTAGGTCCAGTATCTCCCGTTGGACCAGTATTTCCTGTAGGTCCTGTATTTCCTGTAGGTCCTATTGATCCTGTAGGTCCTGTATTTCCTATTGATCCTGTAGGTCCTGTATTTTGATATAAAATGAAATTTAGGCCGTCAATATCCACACGGTCAGAACCGAAAAAATTAGTACATAGCCACATTGTTCTTATATTTTGTGTTCCTTGATTTACCAGTACTAATGATCCACCTGCATTTTCTTTCCCATTGAATTCAACGCCGCTAACATTTAATAATTCAACTCTATTTGGAGGTCCAGATTCATTTACCATATAAATACCATTTTCAACGGCATTTATTTGATCTTTAATCAAAATTATATCACCTTTAACGAGAGTTACACCATCTATGACGTCACCTTGTTCAAAATCGCTTGCAAGTGTTTGACTTGTAGTTGTCGCTACTCTAACAAGAAATACTTTTGTAAATGTTCTTTGAATATTTTTAATTATATTGTTATTTGCAACAAGACTATCTAATTCCGCTTGTTCTAAGGGATCTAAACTTGTATCAAATATTATTTCTAGATTGATACCAACTAATCTTATTGTTATTAATTGCTTATTAATTACATTTGATGTATTAATATTGTTTAATAGGTTGGGAAGATCGTATGGTGTTACTACAACATAGTTATATTGAGACATATATAAATATTTACAAAATAAATAAATAAAAATAAACATTACGTCAACCTTATCAAATTAAGATTAAATTCTGTAAACGTATATGAATTACTTGGAGTAGATGCAAATCGCACTTCGACGATTGCACCTGCTGGTAAATTCAATAGTCCTGTTCCCGATAATGAAAAAGTTTCATTTCCTGGAACCGTCATTGATGATTCGATGTCTTGCTGTTTTACACCATTTACAAATATGGCTGCACTAAGGATCCTTGTGCCACCCCCTGCAATTGCGGTAACTTGGAAATCTGTTTTATATACACCTGCCTCTACAACAGTAATAGATGGTGCAGGTGCATTTTGATATGTAGTACCGTTTAAATCGCCAGCTATAATGGGGGATCCTGCTGGAATTGCCGTATATGTTGTTAATGGTGTCATTGTAAAACTAGAACCATCGGGTAAAAACGCCTCTCCAAAATTTCCCATTCCTCTAGAACCAGTTGGCCCTGTAGGTCCTGTATTTCCTGTAGGTCCAGTATTTCCAGTTGGTCCTGTAGGTCCAGTATTTCCAGTTGCTCCAGTAGGTCCAGTTGCTCCCGTAGGTCCAGTTGCTCCAGTAGGTCCAGTAGGTCCTGTTGCTCCAGTAGGTCCAGTTGCTCCAGTAGGTCCAGTTGCTCCCGTAGGTCCAGTTGCTCCCGTAGGTCCAGTTGCTCCCGTAGGTCCAGTTGCTCCCGTAGGTCCAGTTGCTCCCGTAGGTCCAGTAGGTCCTGTTGCTCCTGTAGGTCCTGTTGCTCCTGTAGGTCCTGTTGCTCCTGTTGCTCCCGTAGGTCCTGTTGCTCCAGTAGGTCCAGTTGCTCCCGTTGGTCCAGTTGCTCCCGTTGGTCCAGTTGCTCCTGTAGGTCCAGTTGCTCCTGTAGGTCCAGTTGCTCCTGTAGGTCCAGTTGCTCCTGTAGGTCCAGTTGCTCCTGTAGGTCCAGTTGCTCCCGTAGGTCCAGTTGCTCCAGTAGGTCCAGTTGCTCCTGTAGGTCCAGTTGCTCCTGTAGGTCCAGTTGCTCCTGTAGGTCCTGTAGGACCTGTAGGACCTGTTGCTCCTGTAGGTCCTGTTGCTCCAGTAGGTCCTGTTGCTCCTGTAGGTCCTGTTGCTCCTGTAGGTCCTGTTGCTCCTGTAGGTCCAGTTGCTCCTGTAGGTCCAGTTGCTCCTGTAGGTCCAGTAGGTCCAGTTGCTCCCGTAGGTCCAGTAGGTCCAGTTGCTCCTGTAGGTCCAGTAGCTCCAGTAGGTCCAGTTGCTCCTGTAGGTCCAGTAGCTCCAGTAGGTCCTGTTGCTCCAGTAGGTCCAGTTGCTCCAGTAGGTCCTGTTGCTCCTGTAGGTCCAGTTGCTCCAGTTGGTCCTGTAATACCAGTTGGTCCTGTAATACCTGTTGGTCCAGTATTTCCAGTTGGACCTGTAATACCAGTTGGTCCTGTAATACCTGTCGGACCTGTAATACCAGTTGGTCCTGTAATACCTGTTGGACCTGTAATACCAGTAGGTCCTGTAATACCTGTAGGTCCTGTAATACCAGTTGGTCCTGTAATACCTGTTGGTCCTGTAATACCTGTTGGTCCTGTAATACCTGTTGGTCCTGTAATACCTGTCGGACCTGTAATACCAGTTGGTCCTGTAATACCTGTCGGACCTGTAATACCAGTTGGTCCTGTAATACCAGTTGGTCCTGTAATACCTGTTGGACCTGTAATACCAGTAGGTCCTGTAATACCTGTAGGTCCTGTAATACCAGTTGGTCCTGTAATACCTGTTGGTCCTGTAATACCTGTTGGTCCTGTAATACCTGTTGGTCCTGTAATACCTGTTGGTCCTGTAATACCTGTCGGACCTGTAATACCAGTTGGTCCTGTTGCACCCGTTTCTCCAGTAGGTCCTGTAATACCAGTTGGTCCTGTTGCACCCGTTTCTCCCGTAGGTCCTGTAATACCTGTAGGTCCCGTAGTACCTGTAGGACCTGTAATACCAGTTGGACCTGTAATACCAGTTGCACCTGTGGCACCAGTATCAGAAGCAGTTCCAGGAACTCCTTGTGGTCCCGTAGGTCCAGTAAATCCAGTAGGTCCAGTAGATCCTGTAATACCTGTAGGACCAGTTGCACCTGTAGGTCCTGTAATACCTGTAGGACCAGTTGCACCTGTAGGTCCCGTGTTTCCAATTTTTCCAATTGGACCTATATTTCCTCTAGGTCCAGTACTTCCAGTAGCCCCTATAGGGCCTGTCCCTCCTATTGGACAATGACAACCAATTTCCTTTTGTAAATCTTCCCATGAAATAGTTGTATTGCCGTAAAATTCGACAAAAGTTATACATAAACTAATTTCTTTTAGATTGCAACGGTCTCCAGATGTTATATACAAATTAAATAAATCTCCTCCTTTAAGGTCAATATTCAGTTCCCCTACTTTTTTCGTATTTGTAACGAAAACATGCTTATTATTAATGGAATAAAAAAATGATGATTTATTATTGACATGCCTGCAATTAGTTTCGAAGTAGTACTCAAATTTCAATGTTCCACATTTTTTTATTCTTATTCCAGCTGATAAGCAATTGAGACTGAGTTTGATTCTATTCTTGCATGTGTTCCTTCTGTTAGAAAAATATAATGTGTCATTGTTATCTGTAAATAAAATAGTACCTCCGCGTTCGCATAGTCTCCAGTTACAGGGTCTTAATATATCGTTAAATCCATTAATTATAGGTGTTTTTATTACAAATTTGTCCGAATTGTGTAAATCTTTAATCCTGGGCAAATTATCAAAACACTTCATAGAATTATACATTGTATAGAGACAAAAAAAACGTACACTAATTATTAAAAAAATATTCTTTCCTCTTATTTTTGTTGATAACGTAGTATACATTTTTATCATTCCATTTTTTCCCTCTGTATAACATTTTATTTTTGTTTAGTTTTTCGGCAATTTCTTCATATTTCAATCCAGAACTTTGATATTCATTGAGTTTTTTTATTACTCCTTGTTCTTCTTCATTTACTATTTGCGTTTGTATTCCATCAATTTTACAGAATTTATATCCATACCTCGCAACTGTTCCTATTACACTCCCATTACGGCGCAATTTTTGTAAAATCATTCGTCTTTTTAGCGATTTTCTGCATGATGATGCCTGTGCTTTTGCCAGTAATTTTATGAATTGATTCCCATCTTTTTTATAATTAATATTTTCACCAATTGATACAACATTTATCCCTTTTCTCTTCCATTCATTTAGCAATTTATGTGTTCGCGTATCTCGTGAAAGTCTATCAACGCGTAATATAAAAATGTAATCACCTCTTTTTAATTTCTCTCCCAATCCAACTAGTGTTTTATTATTTCGTAATTTATAAGCAGAACGTATTTCACTAAACACATTTTTCTTTGCTTTTTTATAATTTATTCGATGCTTTTTACAATAATTCCTACTGCCTTTTAATAGTCTGTTTTTCTGTAAACGTAAGCTATCCGATCCGTCATTTAATGATTGTCTTACATAAAAATTAATAATTTTTCTTACCATTTTCTCTGTAATAGATTCTATTTATATTTTAAGGGGTGATTTATTCAATTTTTCGTCCAAATAACGATTAATTTAATATAATAGACATGTATAAATGCAAAATAATAATGCGTATTTTTGTTCTTGTTTTGTAAAATCAATTGGTGACGCTCGAGATGTATACACAGATTTATTAATAACAATTTTAGTACCTTTAATTTATGAGGGATTTCAAACTGTATACGACAAAGCAGTTGATTATGAAAAACGTTATGATGAAGCAACAAAAATAAATAAAGAAATACGAAATCCTGGCATCGATGTTCTATTTCAAAATTTTGTCTTATCATTCAAGAAAATGAATTCTATCATGATAGAAGAAGAAACTAAAAGAATTCGCACTGGATCACAATGCGCCGATTTTTTTGATGATCTTATTCGTGCCGTAATCAAAAGTCACGTAGTAATATTGAGATGTAGTACAGGTAACAGTGAGATAACAGAAAGATTTCATGAAACAGTTGATATTAATTTGTTTATTCATCGATGTTATACAGAGGCATCTAAATTAATCTATAACAATCCAAAACTATTTTATGGCGAAAATGAATTTTACAAGAACAATTTTAAAAATGCTGACCAAATTGCCTATCAAATGAGGATTAATAGAGAAGCTTCCTTTGAACACATAAAAACAGGAATTAAAAATGCATTGCGACAAACATTGCCATTGAAAAATATTTTAAGTGATTTCTTGGATTCTGATGTGGAAAAATTAAATAGAGTATACATCGAAAATATAAAAAATATGGTTATGGAAGATTTATATTCTCAGAAAAAAATGGACTGTGTCGAAGACGATTCAAGTAAAGATGACCATCGACATGAAGCATCAGATTTCGATGTCAATGAATTGATCTATGGAAGAAGGATGCATGATACAATTGATACACAAGAACCCGTCGAATCAGAAAAACCAGGTTCAAATTTCCTTTCTGTTGTAAGAGAACCAGAACCAGAACGAGAACCAGAGCCAGATCTCCAACAGAAAAAGAAAGAAGATGAGACATTAATTTCAATTATGAAAAACGTTAAGCCACGAGGGAACTTTGGATTCGTGGAAGAGCAAATTGCTGATGTCAAAGTTGATAAAAAGGAAAGTTTAGAAAAGGTTAAACCTATTAGTCCCGAAAAACATGAAACTAATATAAACACAGGTCCAACGATTAATATTTCGAGAAAACTAAAAGATATAGATAGTAACCATTTTAGTGAAATTGTCGATAAATAAAAATTACTGTTTTTAATATATTAGTATACTATTATAATATGATACTGTTGGATATTATAAAAAATCCTGTTATAATTGGATTATTTGCAGGTGGACTAACATATGTATACATGAAATGGAAAAATGACGCTGATCATAAAAAAAGTAAGAATAAAAACAAGCCCAAAAAAGATGTCAATTTAATTATACCATTGGCTGTATTTCTTGTATTTTGGTTCGTGTCTTATATATATTTTTCCGCTTCTGATGATAAAACGGCTACTAATTCCAAAACAGATTCTAGTGTCGTAGACATCACCAAGAATGACCTTGCAGTAGAACCATTGACCTATAAATTTGTCAAAGAATCCGATAATAATGATCAAAAATCTTATATGTTAATGGGAGGAGGCGGGATATCTATACCTAGTAACTTTCATGAAACACTATTTGAATTGAAGTAAAATTGCGTTTAATTGCTTAAAGATATAATTGTATGTAATGTATAAATGGAAGATCAAAATCAGAGTAATTTAGAGAACCAGATACATAAAGTAGAAAATAACGATATCACATTTGATGTAGAAAATGACAATGTAACTACTGACGTCAAAAAAGAAACTTATAAATACACAACCATTGATTGTCTTGAAGAAGACGACCCAATACCTGGACAAAGATTCGTTTTATTGTCTTTTGTATCTCCCGAAGGGATTATGAATTGTAATATACGTGGACTAAAAGTAAGAGGCGTTTACGATGACTACGAAAAAGCTAGAAGGAAGGCAGACAAGTTAAGAGAAAATGACATATATCATCACGTATTTGTTGGAGAAGTTGGAAAATGGCTACCATGGGATCCAAATCCTTCACAAATTGAAGAAGAGGAATATGAGAATCCTGAATTAAACAAGATTATGAAGAAGCCGCATGAATCAGAAGTTAGAAATCAACTAAATAATTTAAATGAATTGGTTGGAAGACATAAGGAACAACTCGAAACAAAGAGAGAACAACATACAGAACGACAGAGAGATAAGATTAAACAAGGTGTCCGTGAATTTGCGAAAATAAACGAAAATAAAGAGAAAGAAGAAGAAGAACAAATTACTAGACCGAAAGTGGATCTAAAGAATTTAAATAGAAATGCAGAAGCAACTAAGGAAAGATTAAGAAAAAAGATCGAAGAATCTATGCAACGGAAACAGCAAACTTTTGCAGAAAAGAATGCAGGAAAGTTGCATGAATTAGAGGATAAAGTCAAGAAAATGAAAGAAGAATCGCAACGATTGGCGAATAAAGAACATAATGTAGAAGTACTTAAAGCACAGAAGAAAGAAATCGAAGAAAATTTGAAGAAGATGAAAAAATTGGCTCAAGAAAGAGAAAAGAATAACTAAATTTTTTCTATTATAAAATATATGGCCTTATCCAGGTTTTATATTTTGTTTGTTTTATTTATTGGTGTAATGTTGGTAGTTATTGGTAATAGTCCAGTAAAAACTGATGTGCCAGTTGAAAATGTAAATACAATTCAGACAGTTAATGATAGTAACATGTTTGATAGGCCATCTCCATGGGTCATTGATAATGAAAATTTTGAAAACTTAAAACAAGGTAATATAAACAGATTTTATATTAGTCAAGTTTAGTTTTTAACTTTTTTAACAACTAGACCAGTTTTTTTGATGCGTGATCTATCATATTTTGCCTCTTGGTTTATCTCGAACGGATCATTGTCTTTCATCCAATTTTTATTGTAGTTATCTATGTGAAATTTATTATATTGTCCACCACCAAGTGATATTTTTTCACGACTTAAATCTGGGGCTTTATAATATCTCACACCTTCCGATAATCCCTGTCCTTTAGCCCTATTAATAATAACCATTGATCCAAAGTCTTCTGTCAATTGTATAAAAACTTGCCGAAATGATTCGAAATTAGGGAAAATACCAGCATATTGTTCAAATAACTTTTTTTGACTTGAATAAGCATTGTCTGCCAGTAAAAATACATAATCAAAATTTAATCTCAAATTAGGTGTCACACCCAATGAATATTGCATTGTCAATATATAAGTAATTCCATAGTGTCTTCCGTTAAATAACAAGTGATTAATCATTGGATCTTTTGACCAATCACTCTTATCTGCAAGTGTATCATCCATAACTATTAATACTTTGTAATTTAATGGATCTTTTCCTTTTTCTACTCGTACCCTTGATTTTTCTTTAATAAGTTGTTGACGTTGAAATATCAATTTAATTCTATCACTATCAAATTTTGGATGAATATACGAATCTGGCATAAACTGTTTATAAAAAGGATTTACATCGTCAGTACTTGATATAACCATTGAAACAGGTATTTTATTGGCATAGTAATGCATTAAAGATCTTACTATCCAACTTTTTCCAGATCCTCTTTTTGCAATCATTAAAATGGCCGCATGTTCAACTAATTCCGATAAATCAAGTTCTTGTATATACGTCGTGTTTGTGCTTGTTTTTGTATGTAATTTAATCTCCTTTTTTTCTGGCATTTATAATATAAAACCATAAAAAAAAGCGTCATTTTCGCGACTAATAGCAATTTTAAAATTCTAATTTTTTATATATGGTTAATTTTACACAAGAACAATTAGATTATATTAATTTCGACCAACTGGTAGATACAAAATTAATTGCTACTGCAGGATCGGGAAAAACATTTACTATAATTCAAAGAATGAAACATCTAATTGAAAATGAAATACTTAACAGCGATAATATTTTAATGTTGACTTTTTCAAGGTTTACAAGAGATGACTTTATAAATAGAATAAGAAAACACAGTGTTACATGTATCAATGAAAATCATATAAAAACCATTGACAGTTTCGCGAAAAGTATCATTGATCCTAACAATGAAGTAGATGTATCTATTTTATCGTATAAATTCATGAAATATCTCGAAAACACATCTGCAAAAGATATAAGAAAGAATAAAAATATTAGTAGTATTAAATCAATATTTGTCGATGAAGCCCAAGATCTGAATGAGACACAATTTCTTATTTTACACTACCTAAAAAAGAAAAATAAAACAGTTATTAATTTGATTGGTGATCCAAATCAAAATATTTATCAATTTAGATCATCGTCGGATAAGTACTTGAATGAATTTAATGCCAAAACATTTTACTTAACTCGTAATTTTAGATCTCACCAAGAGATTGTAAATTTTTCCAAACATTTAAGACCAGAAAAAACAATTAATGTCTCTTGTCATTTAGGAAAAGCAAAGTCACTACCTGTTTCTGTTTTTTATGAAGATGAAGCAGATCTCGAATTTAATTTAATCAAGTTACTAAAAACAGTCATGGAAGCTAGAATTGACTTGAGTGATTTTGCTATATTGGCGCCAACACGCGGAAGAATGAGGTCTAATGGAAGATCAAATGGATTATGTTTCATTACTAATATTTTATTTAAAAATGGAATAAAGTTTAAGCAATTTTATGAAGAATCGAGTGATGAATTAACGGGTAACATTTCTTATCAGCCAACTAAAGGCCACATCAATGTTTTAACATATATGGGGTCCAAGGGCTTGGAATGGAAGTATACTATTATCATTGATGCAGAAACGTGTTTAATAAATAAAAGAAATTTTACTAAAGAAATACATAAACATGACCAGTATTTACTTTATGTTGCATGTTCAAGAGCTATTAAAAACTTGTTTATCTTTTCTAGGTGTTACCTCAATAAAAAAATAGATAAATATACTTTTTGTTTAAATCCATGGTTTTCTCTAATTCCAGAGAAGTACTATATCTGTGACGAAAGATATCAAAAGTACTTTGAATTTTCACAAGTTGAAGAAAAAATAATTAATATTAAAGAAAATAGAGTATACAAGCTTATAGATCAATGTAGTGAAGAAGATCTCTTTAATCTTGCAAAATTGTGTGAATATGGAATTGAAGATAGTAAAAGTGTAAAAGAAACTTTTAATGTGTATACATCTGATGAATTTAATCAAAGTATACATGTGAGTTCATTTGCAAGTAAATATATAAAAGAACTATTTATTTCTTATTTCAATATTTCACATGATTTACCTCATAAACGATATTCAGAAATAGAAAGCATCATAAACTTGAATTTAGTAATGAGTAATTTATCTCAGAATTTTTTGTATTGGTTTTTTAAAAATAGATACGATCTCACATGGGAAAAATTTGATAGAGAGAAAAGTACTTATAGCAAAGAAATAGTAGAAACTATTGAAAAATATTTTAAAAGAGAAAAGGAACTAGGTGAACATTTGATAGCTCCAGATTGTTACTTTAAATCATTCATTTTGTCTGAAGTAACTTTTTTGAAGGACGTATACAATAGTTACTTGGAATGTAAAGATATTATCGAAATTAGAAATTATTTATTTATTATTATTGTTTATATCTATTCTTTGGAAACGCAACATTACTACCACATAAAAAATGAAGGATCAAAATTTTCATATGTACTTGATGATCAGTATACTGACATCTATAACAAGATGTACTTGTTTGTACAAAAAAAAATAGTAACAGTAAATAAATTTAATGTTGCAATTCCAAAAAATAAATATGAATTGCAAGGAGGAATTGATTTTATAGATGATAAAATGGATATTTGGGAAATAAAATGTTCTTGTAATAGTAACATCGGATTAAAAGATATTGTCAAACAAACAGTATATTCCGTGTTACATAGAAATTTAGATGAAAGTAGTGATATTAAATTAAATTTTATTAATATTGTACATGGAATAGTAACACAAATAAAATTAAAATTGACAAAAGAAAAAATTGATGGCATAATGGGAATTTTACTTAAAAATAAACAAAAAAATCTTATTGTATAAATTATTAACATTTTTATTTAATTTCTCTACCTACTGAAACATAATTCATTAGATCTTTTCTACAACACGGTTTTTCACATAATTCAAGAAGTATCGTTGCTCGTCGGATTTGAAATTTTTCATTTTCTTCAGGTGTTCCCCCAAAGTTTCCAGATGATACTTTTTCATAATCTATATTTAATTCTTCACATATCTTGTTCATAGCATCTTCATAAACGATTTGTTTATGACGCAATAATGCCCCACATATTGTACATACCATATTGATCATTTTACCTATTTGTTAATAATATAATGTTTATTTTATATTAAAATTTTTATTTTTCAAATTTTTTTAACAAAGTATACTTGGTAATTAATTTTACAAGTTAAAGTATACATGTCTCTCGAACAAGATGAATACATCGATCCTCCAATTCAACAACAATCTATGTCTGATATATTAATTGGTGTAAAAAATACATGGTTTGGCATACTTGATGACATATTGGCAGGTGATTTTAATTTAAGAATATTTACAAGAAGTAACAGATTATTTTATATTGGCATAACATTGATAGTAGTTGCTATATTACTTTTTCTTTACAATTATTTTACTGAAAAAAGAGAAGAAAAAGTGATTACAATTGAAAAGCACTATATTTATGAAAATAAACCTAATGAAAAATTACAGTGATATAACTGAATAATTTTCTTTTTCCTGGCATATTATATTACTCTCAAATGATTAAAGACATAGAGTACAAAATCGAAAAGTATGAAGCAAAGTACCAAGATAGTGTAGACGAGGCGAAAAAGGACACTTACTTAAAAAAGCTTAATTTTTATAGAAGTATTAATATAAGTGGCGGCGTGTTGCCCATTGGAAGCTATCAAGGAGCACAGAATGCACATGATGTTGTAGAAAACACTTTGCGTCGTGTTCCAGGATATGGAAGCTTTGTAGTTGATCTTGGATATAATTCTTTTAAAATTAGATTAGATTCAGCTTTTGCACCGAATTTTATAAACGACGTCAATAATGTAATACGACCTTCTTCAGTAAGTGGAAAGCCGACCCAAGGAAATCAAAGAAGTACCACAATTTTTTTATCTAAACAAGATGCACAAAAACTTTTCCAAGCAATGAATATTGGTTTTTGGGGTCGCGCAAATAAAGAAAACATCACTGATACATTACTTAGAGAAGCACAACAGGGGCCACAATCTGGACAGCAACCACAATACATTGGTGTATTCCCTTCATCAAAAGCACAAGTACAGCAACAACAGCAACAACAATGGCAACAACCACAACAGCAACAACAATGGCAACAACCACAGCAGCAACCACAGCAACAACAATGGCAACAACCATATGCTTCGTCTGGGCAACAATCTGTCTCTTCAAATGTACAACAAGGTAGATTTCCAAATTCTTTAAAACGCCAAATCCAAGATTTTCCATATTTGTTGAGTAGTAATTTTAACTCCAATTTACCTCCGACGAATTGCCATGGGCTATACCCTGTCAATACAATTTGTTTCTATGACAAAAATTCTAATTTTTATGAATTTACAAATTTTTACTCTGCCCCAATTAGAGCTCAAAATGGTATGTTCCCCACCAGTGAACACTATTTCCAAGCTCAAAAGTTTATTACAACTGCTCCTAATGTATACGCTCAGATAAGAAATGATACACAGGGTCCAAGGAATATATTTGATCTTGCTCAGAAAAATCAGTCTTTAGTTGATAGTTCTTGGTGGAGTCCAGTTCCTGGCACTGATCTCGAAAAAAGAGATCTTGTTATGTATAATGCACTCAGACTAAAATTTGATCAACACAGCAATTTGAAGAATCTTTTACTAAGTACCAAAGGATATTTTCTTGTTGAACATACAAAAAATGACAAATATTGGGCCGATAATGATGATGGGACAGGTAAAAATATGCTTGGCTACTTATTAGTTAAATTAAGAGAAGATTATCTCAATGGAAAGTAGATTCAAAAATAAAAGTTATATTTCTATTAGTTAAATATAAATTACATGAAAAATATTAAATTTGTTAATGAAACCAGTGACATGACTTTTAATCCAAAATCAAGAATAGACAGTTTTTATCAAATATGTCAATTTAGAAAAAAAGGATCACGAGTATACGAGACACGAAAAATATTTTTTAATGAAAAAGGAGAAATATTACGTGTATACGAAAAAGAATATTCCTCTAAAGTCCTAAAGAATTTCATGGATACTAATAGTACGAATAGATATAAAATCTATCCTGTTAGTTCACTGTCACTTATCGGATTGCCTAATCAAAGCGAAATGACCATTTTACAATCTCCTTTAACCAACTAAACAAGTTCATATGTAAATTCATTATCAACTTGTCCTAATCTATTCCCGTAATTATGACTAGGACCGAATCCTTCGTAACTTGAGTCTTTTCCATTAATTGCATTAAATGGGAGAATTCCAGTATTATTAATTACATTTGTATCTACATTATATTCATTTTCATGCAAGTATACCTTTTGTAAATTTTCGACTTGATCCAAGTACTTTTGTAAAATTTCGTCAATGGCGCCAATGGCTCTTTCCAGTTTATTTGTATACTGAAAATGAACAGGTAGATTATATATTATAGAATGTAGTGCATTCATAGATTTCCTTTTTTGGTCAACCATCATTTCGTAATTTCTCCCTGCATATCGTGGCATTATATACGAATCTTCGTATACCTTAAAAAAGTTCTCGAAACCTTTCATCATCTCTGTATATGCCTCTTCATTATGTGGATAGAAATCTTGTATAGAATGTAGGTATCTTATTATTTCATAATATCCGCGCGTAATGCCAGGTTCTGGTAAAATTAATTCATGTTGTGTTGATTTAATATTTATTTCTTCTAATCTATTTTCCCTGTAATTACACCATAAAAAGTATACTGCAATAAATGCTATTAATGTTCCATACACAATATTCAGTCCAATATTTTTATACGAAAAAAAGAATATTATTAAAACAAATACGACGACATATATAAATAGCGTCTTATTATCAATTTCCATTTATATATATGTTTGATTAATTTTTCCTAAACGTAGTTAAAATGTGGTTTCACTTATGTGACATAACATGTTATCACTATAACCTGGACGTTGTTTTCCTGTCCGTGTATTAAAACGATACCATTTATCTTTCTGTTGCAAAACTCCCCATGCCGTGTCAATTGCATATAACCAATGCATTCCTGTACCAATTAATTTTGGAAGTCTATCTTCAAAAAGTTTAATGATTTCGTCATAGTAATGGTTATTAACTATATATGCAGCCCCCGAGTATGCCTCCAAAACACGAGTCAAGTAGTCTTTGCCTAGTACTGGTTCTTCTTTTTGAGAATTAAAAGATAACATACAAACATCAAAGTCCCCAACATCATTAAATAGTTTTGTCATCTGATTTTCAAATTCCTCTTTTGATACCAAAAATGTAAAATCATCTTCTAATATCAATATGTTCTTGTATCCACGTTCTTTAGCAATTTTAAGAACTTGTAAATGTGAATATCCGCAACCAATCGCACCTTTAATATCAGAATAACTTTTATTGTATGGGCCCTTGTACTCAATAGCATTAAATCTTTCATATGGTAATTCAAATTTGGCTAATTCATTTTCAATTTCCGTTCTCCTGTCTGTCCTCTTTTCAAGATTAATATAAATGATTTTGTCTATATTTTCTGACATTTATACTAATATCGCTATAAATATAGTATCAAATGAACGCATTTTTATCTCCACAATGTAGTAATACTGGGTAAAGTACCTCGTTGTGATTTATTGACATTAATAGGCCTAGCCATGATATTCCTAGGTTCATTTATTTCTTTTAAGTATCCGTAGTATTGTTTTATGTTTGTTAACATATCTGGAATTATGTAGTCTAATGTATTTTTATTTAAAACCTTCACTTGATGGATTATTTTAGTTGGTAAATTTTTTGCCCCATTATTGAAATCCAAGTATACTGCCCTCATAGCAATCAATAAATCTTGCGGATCCTGGTCAGCTCCCATTCTGTATTTCCCTTTAGTTATCCTGTATATTTCCTCTTTAATTTTCATTTGTATACGTTCAATATTTCTATCTGAGAAAAATTCTTCACTTACAGGAGAGTTTTTGTATCCAAGACCACGTAAAGCAGCACTAGATCCTCCACCAATGTAGAAATCACTGAATTTAGTTTTTTTTACATTTTCTTGGAATTTTGAAAATTCGGGGGTTTCTTCGTATACTTCATTCAATTGCAAATTACCATTAAAATTAATCCGAGGATTTAATTCAGCATATTGCATTCCGTTCATTAAATATATAAGTGAAAACTTTTTCTATATATATTTTAATGAACGAATTTAGCGGAGAAAAAGCGATTAGAATATTTATATTTGTCTTTCTCGTATACTTGTCACTCAAATTTTTATCACCTCAAGAACTATTTACCCAAAGTATACTTCAATTAACAGCAATAATTACTCTCATTTTTCTTGTATATGAATTATATTTCCCATCTATCGATACAAAAAATTTGAAAAAATAAGTTAAAACATATAAATATCTTATTACCATACAATAACAAGATAGCAAAATGACCAGTAACGACAATATTTTTGACATTTTTGGAATAGCTGAGAAAGATCGTCACATTGAAAGTGATAGAAAAACCAAGGGAATTGATTCCATCTTGGCAAAAGCAGGTATAAGATCACTCAAAAAAGAAAAAGAAAATACATCAGATAAAAAAATTGATGAAAATAATGTTAATAATAGCAGTAATAATATATTAACAACACAAGATATGAGATTTGCAAGACTTTGTAAATACAAGCGTCCAAGTGGTGATAAATTTGGTCCTTACAGTGGTACATGGGTTCATGACCAGGAACAAATTGATGACAGCTTGGATGAAGAAAATAAAAAAAGAACTAAGATCTTAAATAAACTTTTAGAAAAAGAATTTCCTCCACAAAGGTCTCCAAAATGGTTTGAATTACGTGAAGGAAGTATTACCGCTAGTGATTGTGGTTGTGTTCTAGGCGATAATTCTCATGAACCTCCTTACAAAATTATTGTTAAAAAGCTTTTGAAACCACCATTTGAACCAAATATGTTTTGTTATCATGGAACGAAGTATGAACAAATTGCAACTATGGTTTATGAATATAGAATGAATGTACGTGTGGAAGAATTTGGACTCGTAAAACATCCCAAATATGATTTCTTAGCCGCAAGTCCTGATGGAATTGTTGGAGAATTCAAACTTGATGGAAAAAGTAAAACAAAATTTGTAGGTAGAATGTTGGAAATAAAATGTCCTGCAGTACGTAAATTAAAGGAAGACGATCCATTTTATTCAATAAAGTATTATTATGATCAAGTTCAATTACAACTAGAATGTTGTTCATTAGAGGAATGTGATTTTTGGCAGAATACAATTTATGAGTACAGTTCCCGTGATGAATTCATAGAAGATACAGATACTGATGAACCTTTTAGATCCAAAAAAACAGGAATGGAAAAAGGATGTTTGATACAACTTTTGCCAAAAGATAAATTAGTTGAAAAGCGTGATAATCACAATGACGTAGTATGTGCTTTTTCTAAATTTCTGTATCCTCCTAAAATAGATATGCTACCTTTAGAATGTGATACTTGGATTGCTGAATCCTTGTCAAATATTGAAAAAACCTTGATAAAAGAAGTGATGAAGAAGTATACACTGAGCGGATTTCATAAAAAAGTACAGGAAAGTATTAAAAAAGATGACTTTGGCAATTTTCTGCAATATATGAAAGGAAATTTAGATAATGCTATTGAAAAAGCTATTAAAGGTAAAGAATGGCTATTTAATGGTAAGCCAGATGCTTATGTAAACACAATTAAAAAAAGGACTCGTGAAGAAACAACGGAAAAGTTCAAAAATGAGTACTTGAATTCGTACCCAGAGAAATTAATGTTAGTTTCCAAGAATGAAGATCTTGTTAAGTACTTAGTAAAAGCAAATGTAAAATCAAAGTACAATGACATGGTTAACGATCCCGAATTAATTAAAAAAATGACTAATTTGAATGATTATCCAGATTTCTATAAGATAATAGATGATGATAGTTTGAAATTCGTTAAAGACCTATGTCAATTATTAAAAGACCTGGAATTTGCTAATAATTACACTTTTGATAGAGTTTTCTATTGGCGTTTTGAAAAAACACTATGTACGACTGTTAAACGTGACCGTGAATGGTTCAAAGAAAAGCTACCCGTTTTAGAACAAATGTGGAATTACATTGTATTTTTACGACGTAATCCCGAAAAAGCAAAAGAACTCTTTGAATATATCGATTCATTACCTACTGTAGCAGAACATTATGGTCACAAATTAAAAGATAATGACATGGTAATGGAAAAAGTAGCTAGTTATTATAATAGCAAGTGAGTGTTGTAACTTATTTTCTATTGGAAATAACATTATTAAGTTCGGTGACGTCTTTTTCACATAATTCAAGGAGACCTGTTAACATTTTGTTTTGATCAGTGAGATCTTCATTAGTTTCTTTTATTTCTATATTTTCATTAGTTAATTTTTTATTCATTTCTTCAAGTTGTAATATCATTTCATTAAGAGAAAGTACTTCTTGTTTACCAAATTCTTTTCTAAACGTAATTTCTTTAATTATTTCCGTGTCTTCATATGTGAAATTACTGTTAGCATTATTATTATTAAACATTTTTTCTGCCTCAAATATTATCTTTTTAAGCGTAGTGTTCGTAAACGAGTATTCATTACCAAAAATGTAATATTGAATGTAATAGACATATTTATAAAATAAAAGCAGTTGTGAGGTAATTTCCTGTTTATTTCCTCCTGTCATATTTTGTTGCTGCAACTGTTGTTGGAGTCTATTGATATCTTGATAATTTCGTGCCAGTACTCTATAAATATTATCTAAAATTGGCGATTGTGGATCTGATTCTTGTAGTAGTGCATAGATATTACTGGCCTCCTTGTAATCTCTTTGTTTTTGTAACATCAGTTGTGAAATATCATTTTTATTTTTGAGGTCTTTATATTTTCGTGTTAACAATTCATGTAACTTATTTGTTATTGGAGACGCTACACGATTTAATAACCATGTATAGACAGAATTAAGATCTCGATAATCCTCATTTTTTTGTTCCATTAATTCAAGAGTAATTAAATTTTGCGGTGTTTGTGGAGTTATTGTTCGTTGTGTTTTCATCACAGGTTTCGCCTTTTTAGTTATTTTTGTTTTTCCTGTTATCACATTAGCTGGTTTTTGTAATGTGTCGATATTACCTATATTTTTATTTAAATCATTGTAATCAATACCTTGGACACTGGTTCTAAGCTCATCTTCTGTTACTAATACTTTTCTATTGTCATTGTTTCCTGTTTCTATGAATCTAAATAACAAAGTAGAAAATAATTTTTCATTGTCTTTTGAATTTCCAGAATTAATTGTATACATATTAAAATTTTCATAAGAACAATTATTTCTTGTGACGTATTCTAATATATTTTTTTCCATTCTCTGTTTATCATTTGTCAAAAAGTACAAATTTTTGATTTTATTTTTGTCAAATTTATATGCAATATCAAACAAAGCAATATTTATGAGCCAAAAAATGAGATCGTCAATTGAATTACTTTCTTGACAAGATTTATCTATTTTTATAGATAATATTAAAAGTTGTTTATCCAAGTAATCTTCCAATTCTAATTTTAGGTATTGTGTTGTATCTTCAAATAAGTTTTCAAAATTAGCGCTAATGTACTGTTTATTTATAATTATAACAATGTGACCTGCCTTGATTTTCATATTAACGAAATTATGTAATTTGTACATAATTTCCTTTTTTTTGTTTCTAATTTCATCAATAGTCGTTATTTGACCTATAATATTGGCAAAATCAATGACATAAATGCATTTATTTAATTTAAGATGACCTTGGATGTTTTTAATATGTCCCGTAGTAATAGTACTATTTTTTTCATTAAAGAGGTACTTTAACATTGCCGAGAAAAATGTTACGTCAGTTTCATCACCATTTTCAATTTCCCCAATATCCATAATTTTACCTCCTCTCATATTAAGCAACTTTTTAATTTTATTTTCGTATTTATGAAATTTGTATTCATAATCCATGTCGTGTATACTTGTAGTAGATAAAAATATTATTTTCAATTAGTATTTTTTCTATGTATTTTATATAATGACGGAATATCATGATATATCAACCGATGAAATAGAACTATCCGATGTCAGTGAACAAGATAAACGTTGTGCCCCCCATTTATCATTCGAAAATGGTAGTTGTATACGTTTAGAAATATTGGTTAAAATGGCCGAAGCCTATAATATGGAATTCCCGGATAATCCAATTGATCTCGATAATAAGATAGAAATATTACATCCCCATCGCTATAAAAAATATCTCGTTAAACAATTCACAGAGCGATTAAGAGAAAAGTGTAATACACAACGATGCTGGGCTGAACAAGGTTTTATTAGAAGACTGCCCAAAATTGCACAAAAAGAGGTCGAAAAATACGTATGGCGTCCACAAGGATCACATAACGACGAAAAATGGCTTAATACCACTAATATAAATGAAGTGATGTCGCAATATGAAATTAAATATCCAGAATTTAAATTTTTAGGGGCAGTGCCTCGCGATTTCCAAGATCATGAAATATATAGAATGGACCAAAGTACTTACAGAAAATTGTGGAAAGCTGGTAAAACGAAAATTGGAATAGTTTATAACACAGATCCTGTGGGTGCTGGTGGTGAACATTGGAATGCGTTATTTGCAGATTTTGAAAACGGCGAAGTATTCTTTTTCGATTCATATGGTATTGCCCCAAATAGAGAAGTTAAAGCACATATGTCGCAAATAGAACAGTTCATTAGGGATCATTGTAACGAAATGACACGAGTTAATAGAAATAAGAAGAATCTTATGAAATGTAAAAATGTTAAAGTTGGATACAACAAAGAAAGACATCAAAGAAAAAATTCTGCATGTGGTGTTTTTTCCATTAATTTCATTATTCGTATGTTAAAAGGTGAGGGTTTTGAAAATATATGTAATTCACGTATACATGATGATATTATTAACAAATGTAGAAAAGTATACTTTAACAAAAATAAATAATCACTGTAATATTTTCCAAGTATACATTATATGAATTACATATTTTTAATAACTACCCTGGTTTTAATTTGTTTTATATTTTGTAGTATACATACAAAAAAGAAAATCAAGTACTATTTTTCTTTAATGGCAATATTTAAAAACGAACAAGATTATCTTGAAGAATGGCTAGACTATCACATAAAACAAGGTATAGACCATTTTTATTTATATTCTAATGATCCAAATATGAGTAATTATAACTTTTTACACAAGTACCCCGATTTAATTACTTTAATTCCATGGGTTGATGTTAAAAACGATAATAATGGTACTGTTCAAAGGAAAGCATATAGTCATTGTGTTAAAAATTACGGTCATGAAACCCAATTTTTAATGATGTTAGATATTGACGAATTTTTGAATCCAATTACACAAAAAAGAGTAGTTGATATTATAAAAGATATTAATGAACCAAATATAAAAGCTATTAAAATACCGAGATATGATTTTGGATCAAACGGTCACGTTAAAAAACCCAATGGTAAAGTAGTTGATAATTATATCAAACATGAAAAATTATGTTCTAGTTATAAAACTATAGCCAATACTGATTACATCGACATTAATGCGAAATTTTACGGCGTCCATGATTTTCCATTTTTAAATAAAGATGGGAAAGTTATTAATGCATATTTTGATTACAAGTATACAGGTTTTCCAAATGGCTGTAATAGCAATAATAAAAACGAAATTCCCCTAGTTATTAATCATTACTACACAAAGTCATATAATGAATATATCAAACGATGTCAAATGTGGAAAGATGGTGGTGTAAATAATATTGGATATCGTAAGGACTGTGAAAAAATGTTTGCGGAAAAAGATAAAAATGAATCACAGATTTTCTAATATTACACTTTCTTGTTTCAATATTTTATATTCTTCCATGAAAACACTGAAAGATTTATCTTTGTTTTCTTTAATTTCTACAATTTCATTTTCCAACTCATCCTCTAATTCTATAACACTCATTTTTCCCGTATTATTTTCCTCAATTTTGCTTGTATCGGTATTATTATCGGTATTATTATATTTATCATTCCATATACTCATAATCGAAATTTCCCGCATAACTGTTTGATATTTATCAATCAGCGCATAGTCCCATACGTTTTTAATGTACATCCTTCGATATTTCCATTTTTCTTTAATTTGATTAATTTCATCTGATGTTTTATTCTTTGAAAATGCACTGTTGATTTCATTTTGATATGCACAATTTAAAAGGGCCATAACCATATGAAATTGATCATTTTCTGATATCCCTTTTTTATTATATTCATGTATACTTACAAATTTTTTCAATTGATATTCCTCATATATTGTTCTTTTCCTCTTGCTGTTATCCACTATTTTATCAAAATCGGCATTTTCCATAGTAATAAATAAAGATGGTAAATTAAAATATAATCTAGAAAAAAATATAAGGTCATTATATATTGGTAGTTAAAATGAGTCAACGACATCGCGATAATTATGTTAATTTAAAAATTAATGGGCGTTTGTTTCCGTCTTGGGTTGCCGCTAATTTTAAAGACTTTAAACTTGATGAAATTGAAATTGAAGAAGGTGATCCGTGTAAAAAATCATTCAGTTTAGAATTAAAACAATACCAAATATTTGCATCCAGGTACATGGATTTTAATGGACCATATAAAACAATACTCTTATGGCATTCTATGGGGTCTGGAAAGACAGCAGCTGCTATAAATACCTATAATATGCTTTATAATTATACCCCAGGGTGGAATGTGTTTATATTACTTAAAGCAACTCTAAAAGACAACTGGAATAAGGAATTAGATCGGTTTTTGTCTAGTGATGATAAAGCACAACGTAAATCAAATATTGTATTCATATCTTACGATTCGCCCATTGCCGATAAAACCTTTATGGACGAAATTAGAAAAGCAGATACTGCAAAAAAAAATCTCTTTATTATTGAAGAAGCACATAACTTTATTAGTAATGTATACAGCAATATATCAACACAAAAAGGAAAACGTGCCCAAGTAATATATGATTACATTATACAAGATTCTATTGAAAATCCAGATACACGAATAATTGTTTTAACTGCTACACCTGGTGTTAATAGTCCTTATGAAATTGCGTTATTATTTAACTTGTTACGACCTGGATCATTTCCAAAAAGCGAATCAATGTTTAATCAAGAATTTATTTCTGGAACAGGATCTTATAGATCGTTAAATCCCGAAAGAAAAAATCTATTTCAACGTCGTATTATGGGACTTGTAAGCTATTATAATGCGTATATAACTGGATTATACGCAGAAAAAACAATCCATCCTGTCAATGTTAAAATGAGTCAATATCAAGAAGATATATATAATCACTTTGAACAAATGGAAGAAAAACAAGCCAAAAAGAAGAAAAGAGCAAGTGCATCATCTCAAACTTACAAGTCGTATACACGTCAAGCAAGTAATTTTGTATTTCCTTTTATGGCCCAAGGTAAAAGTGGTGAAAATAGACCTAGACCACGCGATTTTTCCATTAGTGAACGTGTTGGGCAAGATTTATTAAAAGGCAGAATAGATTTAAATGACGAGAAAGATAAGAATAAATATTTTGATTCTGACGATTACTTAAGTGCCATACAAGAATATGTAAGATTGTTCGAAGTATACATCAATAAATTTGTTGATGAAGATGAAAGAAATAAACATACTATTTTGGATGATTTCAATATATATAGAGATAAATATAACGGGGATTTTGAAAAATTCAATGAAGAAGAAAAAATAAAGTCCCAAGTATACGAAGAATTATATAAATGTTCTGCAAAATTTTTAACTGCCATTTTCATTATTTTGAATTCAAAAGGTCCAGCCATTGTATACTCAAATTATGTTTTAATGGAAGGTCTCGAAATATTTAAAGTTTATCTAAAGTTTTTTGGATTTACTGCACTTGATGTCAATTCTAATACACAAAAAGGAAAAGATTTTCTTAGATTTACTGAGTATCACGGCATGATCGAAAAAGAAAACCGCGGAAAAATTATCGAAAGTTTCAACCGAGAAGAAAATAAATATGGTGCAGTATGTAAAATATTTTTATTATCCAGTGCAGGTGCCGAAGGTCTAAATTTATTGTCAATTAGAACAGTACATATATTAGAATCGTTTTGGCATCATGTCAGATTATCACAAATTCAAGCACGTGGTATTCGTTTGTGTTCACACAAGTTTTTACCCATGGATGAACGTCATGTTGATATTTATCGTTACAAATCAGTAAGAGGAAATTACCCAAATGCGAAACAAACAACAGATCAATACATTGAGTCTGTGGCGAAATCAAAGGAAGCATTAATACAATCATTTTTAGAAGCTATTAAAGAAGTTGCAATTGATTGCGCTCTCTTTAAAAATCATAATATGATCACCGAGTCATACAAGTGCTTTCAATTTACAGAAAATAACTTTTTCGAACAACAAATACCATCCGCTTATCGTGAAGATATTCAAGATGATATTAAATGGGATAACGGTCTAAATGCTAGCAACTCGATAGTCAAACGAATTAAAGTAATAAAAATAAAAGCAGTTTTACAATTAAATGAAGATGCAACGAAATTTTCACAAGCCGAAGATTACTATTATTATCCTGAAACTCATGTTGTATACGACCCTGATTTATTTTATGCGGTTGGTAAAGTAGCGACAAATGAAGATGGTATTCCTACTAAATTGAATAAAGATACATATGTCATTGATAAAGTGATACCTATTCCTATGATTAGTCGGAAAAGATAGATGTATTGTTTTTGAATGGAGATATAAAAAATTGAAAAAATTACTGTTTATTTAGTACTCAAAATGTAAATAAACAACAAAATTATTACGAAATGAAAGCCTGCAAATATTTGTATCTAACTATAAGAAGTGTGTGTATCATTATTTTTGCGCTTATTATTTGCTTAATGTTTCTTGATATTAATGATAGGTATTATGAATCATTAGATCGTAAAGAATGTCATAAATTAGTTAAAGAAAAAGGAGGGTATATAAATACAAATATTGAGACTTTGTTAAGCCTTTGTGAGAAATCAATTAAGAAGAAAAAATAAGAAAATACTATTATTTTTTAACTTAAAATAATATTGATTTTGTTTATATTATAATGCTCCACATATTTGATTTTGACGATACTTTGGTATTTACAAATGGGGGAAAGTTAATTGTTCCAAGACAAATATTTCATAAATTAATTCAATTAAAAAATAATAATCATAGTATCTGTATAATATCGTTTAATCCTTTAGTAAAATATTATGCAAATAGATTATATTTAGAGTATTGCGATATTATTCATTATGAAGATAATGATAGATATAAATTAGTTGAATTTGTATTACGCAAATTTAATATGGATAATAATGCGACTTTTTTTTATTATGATGATCGCAATGATAATATTGAAAATGTAAAAAAACACTATCAAAATACGGTAACTCATCATGTTCAACAACCAGAAAAATTACATAAATGTATACGACGTAATATGATGTTGTCGATAAATGAATTTAACACAAGTAAAAAGTGTTGTAATTGTATTTTACATCTCTGAAGAATATATCTAAAAGCAATAAAAAATAAAAGAATAAATAGGAGTTCTATTCTTCAATTCATGAAGTATATGTATTTGGATAAATGGATAATATTTATTAAAAAAAATTGAAATTGTTTATTATCTTACTCATTTGTATTATAATAGTAATCAACAACAAATTAACAATTTACACATGGCTAAAAAGATCGAAAATACTGATTATTGTAATTATTGTTTTGAAGTGTTGGGTGTAATTTTTTCATTTATTCTTGTTTTTGTGCTTTTTTTGGGTTTTCAAGATTTCATAAAAAAGAATAGTCTCGCTGTCCCAGTATTTCAAGAAAACTTGAAAAATGACAATTATATTTTGATTGACCGAGTTGACGAGTTGATGATTGATAGCATACATGAAGGAGATTACAATGCTTACTATGTACATGGATTTTTGGTAGAAAAAATTAACAATTCTTGGAAAATCTTTGGTGACATCGAAATTTCTCAGAATTATTATTATTATCGAAAAACATTAAACATGACTTTTCAAGAAAAAATGTTCTCCAATGACGATCATGTTGTTTTGAATGAAGATTTATTGAAAGTATGTAATGAAATTTCTTTCAGTTGTTCTTATGACAAAAAGTACCATATCGAAGATAAAATTTGCGAAAAAGAACTGTTGAAAGATGATTTTTCTCTCTTTGATAATGGAAAATTGTTGTGTGTTTCGGAAAATTTGATGCATAATATTAAATCTTCTTTTTCCTTTGCGGTTGATCAATTCAACAAAAATAAATTACCCATTCAACAAAAAGCAAATATTGACTTTTATCACTTTAATATTATTGATTTAATCAAAATGTATCAATTCAACAAATTCGAAGATTTTTCACAAAATAAACAATATTATGATATGCATTCGAAAGATAAATTGTTTGAGGACAATAATTATTACATTTCTGTAAAGAGATACAATTCAAATAGATTTTTTCGCTTGCATGATAGATATTTAGAAAATGTGTTTATTAAGCGTTCATTTACTCTTTTTTAATTACTTTATTTATTTTTCATATTGATTTTATTTTATGTTTATGCTCGTATACATCACAAAAAATTGAAATTTTAATGGATTGTATAGATATATCAAATAAAACTTAATAAACAAATAAAATGAAAATATACTTCCTCACAAAAGACTCATTTGAAATTGATGTTCAAAATTCTGAGACGATAACGGTTTCAGAATTAAAAAAAATAATTTTACAGTTAAATCCAAATTTACATCCTGGTTTTAATTTAGTTTTTCCAGGAGTTAATGCAAAACGAGCTTTATCACTTAGAGATTCTTATTATAAAATGGATATTAATTATGTAGAACAACGTCGTGGAAAATTAGAAGGAAAATTTGAAGGAAAACTTGAAGGTCTATTAGAAGGGAAATTTGAAGGCAATTTAGAAGGAAAATTTACTGAAAAAAATAGAGAAGATCTTAAAAACCAATCGGAAGAAAAAATTAAAGGAAAATTTGAGGGAATACTAATAGGCAAATTTGAAGGGAAATTTTTAGGCAAACTCGAAGGAAAACTTGAAGGAAAATTTTATGGCCAACTTACTGAATCATATATGTCTGTATATGATTGTTATTTAAGGAATGAATTAAAGTTAAAAGATTACACAATAAACAATAACAGCGAATTATTTCTCATTCCGTCTGGCATAGGATTAAATTTTATTGATATAGACACCACAACTAAAAAATGTTTTTAATTTTTCAATTTAATTTCAAAATTATTTCTTGCAATCGTTCATAATTTTTTTTATTTATCCATCCCACGAAATGTATACACTCTTTTACCTATTTTTGGAGTCTTTTCAAGAAAAAACTTTGGATCTTCTGTTATCATATCAAGTATACTATCTTTTTTGGACATAATAAATTGTATGTCTTTTTTAGATAATTTCGAAACAAGAAAAACAACAAAGAAATTCAATGCATCTCTACTTATAGGCACAAAAACAATTTATTCTATTTCTGGATCTGGGCCATTAACTAAAGTTTGATATTCTTTTTTACTAACATTTTCAAGAATTTCATATGTAGAATCATTATAAATCAAAAGAAGACCTCTTGTAGCCAATTTTATCCAAAATAAATTTGCTATTTTTTTTGAAATTTCACTAAACAGTTCAATAAAGTCTTGGTCATCCTGTTCTTTTTTCCAATGATAAACACCATTTTTATCTGGTAAGGATGTCCAGTCCAATTATTACCATCATTTCCTCTCAGTGTTTGGTTTTTGTAATCTTTGGCGGAATATGGCGGACTTGGCCGTGATTCATATTTATTTGTTTTTATTTTTAATGATGATCTTCTACTGTTTGATCTTGTCCTTTTTCTCATTTATATTACTGTAATAAAATTTGAATATTAAAGTGGTAATACATGAAGTAATATAAAATATTAACTTTATAAATAAATAAAATGTTGTTTAATGAAGAGGTTTCAATTACATTAGGTAATAAAGTTTTGATCAAATCTAGTCAAATACAGATACAAGAAAATGAGAAGTATGTTATACTTGGTCCAAATGGAGTAGGTAAGACAAGTTTAGCTAATTATATATATGATAAAATTAAAGATACAAATAAAGTCCTTTATGTTACTCAAACGGAAAAGATTTCTGATGATTGTACGGTATTCGAGTACATGATAAAAACCGATCTAAAGTTATATAATGTATACATGCGACACAAAGAATTAGAAGAAATTGTAAGTTCACAAGAACAAGTATCTGATGAAATTTTTAATGAGTATACTTTGCTTAGTGACACTTTGAAAAATGAAAATTTCGAGAAGTATACATCTAAAGTATACAATATTTTAAATGGACTTGGATTTGTAACAAAAGATACAAAAATAAATTCGTTATCTGGAGGTCAACAAACAAAGCTTTCTTTGGCAAGAGCACTATTACTGGAATGGACTCTGATATTGGATGAACCTTCTAATAACTTGGATCTAGCCAATGTAATATGGTTACAAGATTACTTATCCAGGTACAAAAATACATTAATTGTTATCAGTCATAACATTCGTTTCTTCGATCACTTTGCCGATAAAATCATTTTCTTTTTCAATATCGATCCATTAAATCCCCAGGTATTTACATGCAAAGGTGGATACAGTTCTTTTGCGAAATTATTTGATCAAAAGCGTAAAGATTACATTGCAGAATATGAGAAGTACCAAAAGAAAGTATTAGAATTAAAAAAGAAAAATACCCCAGATAGTAAAACAAAGTTGGAAAAATTACAGCCTATCAATAGGCCTATACGAGATTTTGATATTAAAATACGCTTCAATGATGTCAAACTTACATCGTCTAATGAGTACTGTAATGTCGTTAGTTTCGATAATGTCAGTTTTGGATACACGGATAAACCCATCTTAATCGATGTCAATATTGGAATTAGTATGAAAAGTCGATATATTTTAATGGCTGAAAATGGTTCTGGTAAAACAACTTTTTTCAAATTATGTACAGAAAAATTAACTCCTACAACAGGAATCATTACCCGTGACCATGGATTACGTATTGGATATTTTAATCAAGATTCTATTAAACAATTAAATGATAACACGAGTCCAGTTGCTTATATAAAATCAATCAATCCTTCATTATCTGAAGAAGAATGCCGTAAAACTCTTGCAAAAATAGGATTTAAAAAAATGTATGAAGGAGACAATTTTGACGTTGGTAAATTAACAATGGCAGAATTATCTGGTGGACAAAAAGTTAAATTAGTACTATGTGGAATACAAATACAGAATCCACATATCTTGTTATTCGATGAAGTAGAAAATCACCTCGACATCCATTCAATTAATGAATTCATCGAAGCTGTTAATGAATTTAATGGTGGTGTTGTAATTATTACACATGATCAGTATACAATTGAGAACATCGAAAATTATCAATTGTTATTAGTACAAAACAATACGATTAAAAAATATAATGGTACTTTTGAAGATTATATCGAAGAAAATTTTGATTAAAGATGTTCAAATTTAAATATTAATGTATGGGGTTGTTGTCCTAGATTGACAAGATCGATGTCATTGTCATCATTATTAGTTTCTTTATTTCTAAATTGAATTACCAAATTTTCTAAATCAACTCCTGTTTCGAGTGAATCAAACAGTTGTTTAAATGATTTATCTGGGTTGATTTTCGCAAAAGCCTTATTTTCATTTATGTTCTTCAGATATAAATAAACAGGTCCATTGTTAAATGCATGACGTTGTTCCGCCATGTAGCGAGATGCACCTGTATATGCCGTTTTCTTTGTAAAACCTAGTAATTTTCGAATTGAATCATTTCCACATTCAATTTCAAATGGTTCATTATCTAAATTTCTAATAGTTACAATTCCATTTTTACATGACAATATAACATTTATATCTGCACTTTTATATTGATCATTTATTCCCTCTATAATCTCTTCAATTGTATAATCATCTCCATCCGCAAATCTTACTACTTTTGGATTGTCTTTATGAATTATTTTAAAAGTCGATACTTTTTCTGTGACAACAGGACTAAGTTTAATGTCTACACTAGTTAATGTTATTTTTTTAACTTGCGGTATGTACTTGTCATCAACAAGATTGTCGTAGTAATCTCCAAAATTAACCATATAATCATGATAGGTATCTGGATTGTCTTCTATAGATGCACAATCTATTTCAAGTATACGCGCCTTAAGTTGTTTTTGTTTATTTGGTGACATTTTTTCACTTTGTTGTTTAACAGGAGAAACCTTTTTGTTACTTTTTGATACAACTGGTTTTTCTTCTTCATCTGATTCGGTATCACTTTTTTCCTCACTGTCTTCTCGTTTTTTTGTTTTTTGTACTTTTTTATTTTTATCATTGGTTTTTTTGTTTTTATCATTAGTTTTTTTGTTACTTTTTCTTTTTTGTTTTATATCCGAATCGTCGCTTTGAGTTTCGCTACCGTTATCACTGTCAGACTCACTATCAGATTCGCTTTCCGATTCCACTTTTTTCTTATTTTTTTGATTTTGAACAAATTTATCCAAGTCTTTTTGTTTTTTGATGTTTTCTTCTTTTAACTTTAAAATAGCACTTATTGCAGTGTTTTTACTCGGTTTTTTAGTTTTTTTATTTGATTCTTCTGATGAATCAGATTTGTTGTCATCGTCTGATTCACTTTCTTCTTTCTTTTTTTTCTCAATTAACCTCTTGATGTCACTTGATGACATGTTTAACATGGTTTGTGCATCGACATTTAATTTATTAGCAATAGACTTTTTAAGATTACTCCCCACATTGGAATAAGTTTGCATTTCATTATTTCCCGTCTGTAACATCTTATTCATCATTTGCTCAAAACACATAGCCATCATCTGTTCCATTTGCATGTTAGGAGATTGATTCATTGACATTTGTAATTGCATTTGTTGTTGTTGCATTGGATTCATTCCATTTTGCATTGGATTCATTCCATTTTGCATTGGATTCATTCCATTTTGCATTGGATTCATTCCATTTTGCATTGGATTTCCTCCATTTTGCCCTTGCATTTGTGACAATTGAGTAAAGTAATCCATGTTTCCATTAAAATCATTATTTCCTCCCATCATCTGTGCCATTTGTTGATCTTTATCAATGGGATTTCCAAATTCATCTCGATCCTTAACTCGCGAGTCTGTGCCATCTAGTCTAAAATTTATTTCTGTAGGCCTTTGCATACCATATGGATCCCTTTGTTGGTACGAAAATAGTTCTTGTGCATTTTGACCATTTTGACCATTTTGTCCAGGCACTCCACCATTTTGATATTTTCTTTCTTGTTGCATTTGTAAAAAGCGCTGTTCTGTATATTCGCTTGCATCTCTTTTATTCGATCCACCTTGAATATATTGATTTTGGTCAATACCTATCTGAAAATTGTTTCCAACTCTCCCATCTGCTGTAAAAAATCCACCATTCAAACTATTATCAAAAGATGCATATCCAAAACCGCTACCTGGATCAGAATCCATTATGCCACCAGATTGTCGATTTTTTGCAATTTGTCTTGTATTTTCACCATTGGGTCCAATTCTTACTTTTCTATTACCATAAATTTCCCTTTCTCGATCCATGTTCATTTGTCCAGTGGATTTTCTTGTATCCCTTTTTCCCGCAAAAATAGTATCAAGTGTTTTCTTATTCAAATGTGATAATATAGCCTCGACAGGATGTTTTCTAAGTAGGTCTTTGAATTGATATTCTCCATTTTCCCACGTCTTATTCATTGTTACTTTTAATGCTTTAACAACACCACTTTTTCCATCCTTGTTACTACTTTCGACATTGAATTTTTTACACAATACTTTAGCAAGTTTTTGCATATTTTCTGGAGAAAAAAAATGCTTATTAAGATTGTCCATATATTATATACTACAAATCTTACGCCAAGTACAAGACGCACGAGGTGACGCTAAAAATATCAAATTTCTTTTAATTATTAGTTATATATAGTAACAATAAATGAATTATAATCATTTTACCCCAACAACACCAAATATGAAAACGCAGTTTAATACCAATTACAATGTTCATGCAAATTTACAACAAAGTTTCGCACAGAGCAAGCCATTAATAGAATCCCAAGATTTTACTAATAAAGCCAATGTATTACACAATAATCTAGGAGAGAAATTATTGGCTGAACGTGTAGTAGAGTACAGAATTCAAATTAGTAGTTCCGATAGAGACCCAAAGTGTTTTCCCAACATCTTTGATTTTAAAACTTCTTTTGGAAATACCAATTACACTCCCAATATTAAAAGAAATTTCAAAAACATCAAGTACATAACTTTAAATTCAGTCATGACGCCTCGAACTATTGCTATTGATACATCTAATATTTCGTGCGATCACTTTTGTATTTATCCTAGTTCATCAAATGTAAAGTGTCCTTCTGCATGCGATCCGTCAACATGTCTACATAATCTCGATTTTCATCCCTATTTAATTTTAAAAGCGAAGGAACTAAAAACGGAAAATAGTATTGGAACTAGTACACTTTTGGATGGCGATACTTTTATGTTAATTTTAGATAAAAAATATGGAGATATGTGTTATTGGAAACCGCGACGTTGTACAGTGGTCTATCCAAATTCACTGCTTTCAAATTTAAATCAATTGTCTCTTGTATTAATGGATGCAAATGGACGTAAATTAAGTATTTATGATCACTGTGGAAAAAATATAATCGGACATTCAATTAAAGATTGTGATGATTATAGTAGTTACGTTGATAAATATAAATGTAAAAATGAATTCGTTGAGTATACAGATACAGTGACACAAGTTATTTATGATTTTACTTTTGGCGTTATTGAAAACGAACTGAATACTCTTACAAATTTCTCGTAAAAAAATTTGATTTTACAAGTCTATATAAAAATATCACTATATAGAATACTAGAAAATGTATAATGACAACAAAAATTCTTGGTTCAAAAATGGAGATTTTAGAAATCATATTTTGAATGAAAATAATATCCCTTTAACTGAAGATATCGTTAACAATATCTTCAAAAAGTACAATTTCGATCACCAAGTGAAATATCTTAGTAATTTTCAAATTGCCTTAACACATGTTTCTTATCTCAAAAAATCGGTTATCAAAGAAAAAACCGCATTGATACTCAAGGACATTGAACCTATTTCTGAAAGTAATAAAAAAAGAGCAATGCCTTTACAACAACGTGATTACAACACATTTGAATATCAAGGAGATGCAGTAATTCATTTGGCACTTACAGAATATCTTTATAATAGATATCCAAATAGTGATCAAGGTTTTTTGACAAAATTACGCACGAAATTAGAGAAAGCAGAAATGTTATCTTATTTGGCGAAACAATTAGGACTTCACAAGTACGTCGTAATAGCAAGAAATATGGAATATTCACAAGCTAGATACAACGATGTCCACTTAACAGAAGATATATTTGAAGCATTTATTTGTGCTTTATCTTTTGAAGAGTCATATGACAACTGTAAAGAATTCATAACTTCTGTTATCGAAAAAGAAATAGATTTTGCTGAAATTATTTCATGCGATGACAATTACAAAGAAAAAATAATGCACTATTTCCATAAAATGAAATTGAAAGATCCAGAGTACATTGAAAGTAAATTATCTCAGAAAAATAGTGCAGATGCTATCAATCAAACAATTATTGTGAATCTACAAACTCATGAAGGTAAAATCATAGGGACTGGAAGTGGTAACACCAAAAGCAAAGCAGATCAAAGTGCAGCATATAATGCATTAATAAACCTTGGTGTTATAAAAAACAAAACGGAACGCGATAGTTTCTATGGGGAAAAAGAAGATATTACAGATTCATTATCTGAACACTCAGATAGTGAACGGGATGACATAATAGATCAAAGTACTTGGTTTAAAGATGGTGATTTTGTCAATCATATTTTAAATGAAAAAAATGTCTTAATTTCCTCTAAATTCATTAATAATTTGTTCTCGGAATATGATTTTAATCATAAAGTGAAGAACTATAGTAATTTTATGTTGGCTACTGTTCATGTATCTTATTTAGAAAAAACCATTTTAAAGGAAAAAACGGCACTTTTGTTAAAAGATATTCCTCCAATATCGGAAACAGATAAAAAAAAATGTGTACCATTACAAAAGAAAGATTACTCTAGATTTGGACACTTGGGAAATGCAGTTATTCATCTCATTTTAACAATGTATCTTTGTAAACGATATTCTAGCAAAGATCAAGGATTTCTGACCAAATTACGAACTAAATTAGAACGCGCAGAAACATTATCTAATTTATCAATACAATTAAAACTAAATAAATATGCTATAATAGCAAGAAATATGGAATTAGGAAATGCTAGACTAACTGATATTAACATGAATAAAGGCGTATTCGAATCTTTTATTGGTGCATTATATCTTGAAACCAGTTTTGACCTTATTTCTGAATTTATTGTAACAGTTATTGAAAGAGAAATTGATTTTGCCGAGTTATTAGAAACTGATGACAATTATAAAGAACGAATCATGCAATATTTTCATAAAATGGCATGGAAAGACCCAAAGTACTATGACGCAAAATGCGACCCAGAAGAAAAATCTTTTATTGTATACGTAAAAAATAAAAATGGTGATGTCCTTGGTGTTGGAAGTGGAAATACAAAAAATAAAGCAGAACAAAATGCAGCATATGATGCATTAGTAAAATTAAATGTTTTGTCTACAAGTGACACAGGTGATGATTTTTATGGAGAAATTTAATTTATAAATAAATAAAATAAATTTAATTTTCTTGACTTTCACTATTTAATGAAATTTCGTCAGTATCGTTTTTATTAATTAATTGTAGATGACGTTCATTAATTATTTTATTTCCCGATGAATTTGAAAATATATACACTGGAACTTCTTCGCGATATTCATCACTTGGGACATAACGATGAACAAGTGGTTTCTTTTGTATTTTCCTTTTTTCAATTCTCATTCTCATTAATTTATCCGATGTTATTTCTTCTCCAACTGTTTCCATAACAAAATCACGAAATGGTGTATCGCTCAAAAAATTACATTTTTCTTTGGCAAAAAATATGTTTCTCATCTGTATACTATGTGACAATGCACGATAAGATTCATCTTTCATAACGTCATTTTTATTTACTCTTGCTCTTTGCGCATTAATAAGGTAATACAATGTAACAACAGTAAAAGATCCGATTCTAATTTTATTACCACTTGCATCGGTTTTTATGTCTTGATATGGGATACATTTTTTATTATTTCCATAAATTCGACAAATTAAAGATCCCCCAAGATGAATCTCAGTATTATAATCCAAGTATTGGAAGAAAGGCGAGTACTCCGTTACCGTAATGTTTTGATTTACTAATTTTAATTTTTCAATCAAGTCCAGTGTGTCTTGTTTATAGTTACACGATATGAATTCATAATACGGAATATTAATAGGCGTATAACCTGTGAGACGACAGAAGTAATTATAAACATATAATCCAATAGTAACAGTTGTTTCTTTATTTAACAAAAATCCATGTACTGTCCTCACTAGATCACTGACATTTCTCTCTAAGAAATAGGGAGGGAAATCATTCGTGATAACTGGTAATGGGCAATACTTTTGCAATAATGTCAAGCGTTTAAATGCCTTGAGATCTTCATTTTCATCAAGTAATCTCCAATATGAATCAATGGGATTAGATAACATTCGCAAGTAATCTATTGTCATAAAATTAGAATGTATACAGTGTAATCCCGCGTCTTTGACATAGATGTACTGCATGCTATTGTATATATTTTTTGGAACATATGTCAGGTCACAAATAGTTTCATTGTAAATTTTAATAGTATATGTTTCTGGATGTAATGCCTCTTGTCCCATGACACATGTAATTCCACTTTGAAATATTGCATTACATATTTTATACATATCACTAAGTGGCTCAGGAGAATAAATATCAATGTCGGGGATTTTATCGTCCTTGTATATTTTTTCAGAGGCATTTTTGTCCAGGAGTAATAAATGCAATGCAAACCCCCCATATAATTTTCTCTTATTTTCTTTACAAAAATCTTTTATAATATTATGCGCTTTTAATCGTTCATCTTGACTTGGTTCACTTAGTTCCAATCTCTTTTTCTCCACTTCATCTTTAATTCTATTGACGTTTTGGCGTAAAATATCAATATCTGTGTTAGTCTGGTAAATAGACATTTTATTACTTATTGTTAAATTCTTTTTATGTATACAACTTAAAAAAAATAAATTTCAATTTTTATTGTTTATAAAAAATTTCTTCTTTATTTTTTATTCACATTTACATTTATGTTTGCACTTGTATTTACATTAATGTTAATATTAACTTTCGCACTTACATTTATATTTACGTTTATATTTACGTTTACTTCCCCATTTTCTCTATTATTTGTATTTACTTTCACTGTCTCGCTTCCGCATGTATTCGTAGTCGTACCTTCTAGATATTTATCTTTGTCTTCACATTTGTCTTCACATTTGTCTTCACATTTGTCTTCATATTTGTCTTCATATTTGTCTTCATATTTGTCTTCATATTTGTCTTCACATTCGTCTTCACATTTGTCTTCATATTTGTCTTCATATTTGTCTTCACATTCGTCTTCACATTTGTCTTCACATTTGTCTTCACATTTGTCTTCACATTTGTCTTCACATTTGTCTTCACATTTGTCTTCACATTTGTCTTCACATTTACATACATTATCATCTTCTTTTACATTCTCTTTTGCGTGTTTATTTTCAATTAGTGTAAAGAAATTATTAAATGCATCTATTCTCTCAGATACAGTTTCTGGAATTTTATCCAAACCCATATCATCTATATACAGCATTTTATCTAGTTCGTAGGAACCACGAATAATATGCCATATTCCTTTATTTTTTACTTTGCGTTCTGTGTATGGAAAATGTGCTATCTCTTCACTTTCTTCAAATTCTTCAAACAAGTCATCCGAAGCTATATCTGGTGTATTATAATCGTAACATACATTATAAGGAGAAGCTTTATCATACCGACAAATAATATAGCAATTTTGATACAGAAATTCTCCTCCGTGCTCATTACCAAGATAATAGCATCCCAAATCCTGAAATAACTTATTTTTTTCAGATTCATCGCAGTAATCAATATCGTTGTCAATGTTATGATCAATCATGATAGAATTATTAACATAGACTCCATTTAATATGTCAAAATCGCGCAACTTTTTGCCATTTTTCTTACAATATCTAATAATTTCTTCATAAATCGATTCTTTAATACCTTCATGATCGTCTTCTCTAAAATATGAATACCTCATCCAATCCATCTCTTCCCCTTTCTTAACAGTGTAATGGCTGAACTTTTTAAAATCAGAACATAGATTTTTATCCAAACGGTGATCGAAATTTTTAATTAAAGTTTTGAATTTGGAATTATGAGAACATTTAAAACAAAAAGTGTAATCTCCATGATTGAAGTGATTGTAATCATAAAAGTAGTGATAATTTTCTCTACTCAATAAATGGCGACATACCGAACATTTAATTTTATTAAATTTATACTTCTCATACCATGGATAGGACTTTATAATGGGATATACAACTGGTTCATATCCTTGTTTTTTCAAGTATTGATACATAATATTGTCATCCCCCTTAAGATGTGAGGGATCAAGATCAAAATTATCACTTTTAAGAGATTTGCAATACATGTGTTTACAACTTATAGCAAAATAATCATTGCCAGAATTGCAATGCAAATAGTCAATTTCTTCAGAAATATTTTTGAAAGTTTTAATAATATCTATTTCCGATTTTCTTTTACAATAGTTTTCGTCATCACTGTCTTCATCCCATCGTTTTTTCATTTCTTCCTTTTGAAATTTTTTTACTTTTTCTTGTCTTTTGCGATATATATCGTCAATAACCGCTTCTAATGTTTGATTTGTTGTTATTTGTTTTGTCGTCGGTGTTTTTTCTACTTCATCCAATAATTTATTCCAACTATCACTGTCAAGACCATCTTCACTTTCTCCTTCACTGTCATATTTTTTTTTACTTGTATGGGTTTTACACTGTTTTTGATAAAACATCGAACTAGATTCGGATTCAAAATCAGATTCAGAATCACTTTCATATTTTTTCTTACTTGATGATTTCTTTAGGTTTTGTGATATACTAGTATCACTTTTTGAATTTTCCTTAATGATATTATATGTTAATGTCACTCTAAAGCCCGATTTAACTTTTAAAACTTCATGCCTCATATCACTATAAAATGCAATCCACTGTATAGTGTCACTTGATTTAGTTTCCCATTCAATTACATTTTTGTTTTCATCATATAGAACAAACTCACCGCCTGTAAATTTGGATGGTAAAGAGACAATAAGAGTGCCAATCATATTGTCTGCTATGGGTGTGTCTTGATGTACTTTGAAAAAATCTCCTTTTTTATAAATATTTAATTTGTCCAATCTCAATTTCACAGTCGAAGCATCATCATTAATAAGGGCTGATTTTATCTTATCATTCAGTCCGTGTTCATAAGGGTTAAACGAAATAATAAAATCATCGCTTTTAACAGCTAGAGCACTGCGATATGTTGGATCAAGAACAGTTTTATTACCTTTTCCAAATGGTGCTGGATGTAAATATTCACACAATTCCTCTGCATCTGATTCTAACAGAGGGAAATCAAAATTGCGCAAATTTCTATTATAATGAACATTTAGTTTAACTGGTGTTTTCAAAGTTCCTGTTATAAAGTCCTGCATGAGTAATTGTATTTGTTTTATTGTTGATATTATTTTAACAATAAACACTATTTGACAGATAATATATTATTCAATTTTTTATTATTTCTATAAAAAAATTATTATTCTTTTTTCTTTTTGGGTGGTGAAATAACACTTTCTTTTTCAATGATCTTTTGATGCTCATTTTCGTCATCTTCGTCGGAATCGCTTTCTTCTTTGTCTGATTCATTATTTTTAATACTCGTATACAACTTCTCTAATTTATTTAATACAGGTACAGATCTAGTACTTCCATATTTTTCTTCTTTATCTTTTTCTTTTGCTTTTTGATAAAATTTAATGATCAAATCAATCATTTCATTATATTTTTCTTGTGGTGACTTTTTTGTAAATTTTTCTTTGTAAATCATATTCATGATAACAAGCAAACGATTGAGTGGAATATTTCTATATGCTTCTTTTTTCTTTGAATCTTCTTTTCGTGGCTCTAACATTTTATCATTCAGTAGTAATTTGCTACTAAAAGAAAGATCAAATAATTCTTTTAGTTTTTTCTCATTATTTTTGAAATCGTCATTTAAACTTTTCAAGCTTTTCTTCGAAAATTCGTAAGAGTCATTTACTATGATCATCAAAACATGTGACATAAAATGATAATGTCCATCTCTTTCACTTTTAACCGATTTATATTTACTCAATTTTTCATCAAATAATGTATCACAAAATTTTCTAAACTTTGTAACAGTATCTTGATCAAAATATGATAATATTTTTTCTCCTTCACTTAAAGCAACACCATATTGAATCCGTGAAAATATTTCCTTTTGATCTTCGTAATCCAATGGACCGTATTCGATAATATGTATCGAACAATTTAGAAAATCCATTTGCTCATTTGGTGTTAAATCTCTAAATTTTTTGTTGTCCCATTTTAATTTATTTTCTTTGAAACGTAAAAGAGACGTTAAACGCTGTTTTCCATCAATACAAATTTTTCCACTCCTTTCTAAATTTTGACATAGTAATATTGGAAATGGTGCAATGCCTTTCATTATACTATCAATAAACATAGCCATTTTATCGTCGTCCCAAACTACACCTCTTTGATATTCGGGATCAACATCAATCTTTAATCCACTGTGATTTGATACAAGTTGATTGGTAATACTATCAACATCTGTGGTTTTTTGATTTGTTTTGTACTTTGACATATTACGTTTTGTTTTGTTATTAACTTCGTTTTACTTAGAACTAAAATGATCATTTTTCATCTTTTTCTTTTAGGTCTTCAATTATTTCCTCTTCTTCGTCATCAATGTCTATATCTTCACTCTTTCGACCGTTATTAATTCTTAGATTTTTTGGATTATTTATTTCATTACCCGATGTGTTCATAAAAAAAAACTTATTACTTGGGCCTTCTTTAAAGTTATCGTCTGGTGTATATCGTAAAATTATCGGCATACTTTTAGCTCTCCGTTTTTTAACTTTTTCCCGTTGTTCTTTTTCATTGCTCCATTCTTCACCGATACAATCAATAACTAAATGTTTAAATACATGATCATCCAAGAAGTCCTGTTTTTTCTTAATTAAGAAATCATTTTTCATTTGTATCAAATTTGAAGCCATGTGATAATAAAATTTTTCTAATTCATTATTTTCTTTTGACCTCTCTCTTTGTGCGTTGATCAAAGTATACATCAATGTCATAGTGAAAGTTCCCAGTCTAATAATATCTGTTGCCAATTGTTTATTTTTATTAAAATCATATGCTTTGAGGTCTTGATATGGAATGCATTTTTTATTATGATCGTATATTATGCAAATTAATTGATTTTCCAAGTAAATCTGTACGCTGTAATCTGTAAATTGGAAAAATGGATAAAACTCTTTAAAAGTTATTTTTTCACTAAATTCCTTTAATTTAGAAATTAATTCTTTAGTGTCACTTTTGTAATCCGTTGATATAAATTCGTAGAATGACAAGTCAATTGTATCTTTTCCCGCTTCATTAGCAAAATAATTATAAGCGTAAAATCCTACTGTCACTGTAGACATCCTATTTAATAAAAAATTAAATATTATGTCGTATACTTGTTTATTGTTACTACTATTACGTGTTTGTGGAAATTTTAAACCTGCTTTTACTACTGGTAATGGATATTCCTTTTGAAGAATCATCAATCGTTTAAGCGCTTTAAAATCAGATTCATCAAATAATCTCCAATAGCTATTAACAGGATTATTTAACATTCTCAAGTAATCAATTGTCATAAAATTTGGGTGTGTGACGTACAAGCCATTAACATTAATAAATGGGATTCTGTTGTATACATTCCTTGCGACATAACTAAAATCACATAAATTTATTTTGTAATAGAAAATTTTGTATGTTTCTCCATGTAATGCTTCTTCTCCCCTTACATTTTCGAATCCCTCTTTAAACAAAAGATTAACAATGTAATACATGTCTTCTATTGGTTCAGGAGTATATATGTCTACATCTGGAGGCGGCATCTGGTCAGGATCGTATAACCTTTTTGCCACATCTTTTGATGATACTAGAACATTTATTGCAAAACCTCCATATAATTTTCTTTTTTTCTCTTTACAAAAATTCAATAAAATATTATGTGCTTTGTATACGTCATCAACTTTTGGTTCAGAAGTTTCTAATTGTTTTTTCTTCCATCTAGTTTTTATATCTTCAGATTTTTTTCTTAATACATCAATGTCTTCATCGAAAAATAACGCCATCAATATATAATAAAATTGAAAAATAAAAATTTAATTTAGATAAGTTGCTATATAAATAAAACACAATAATAAGTAACAATGTCCAATTCTCAAATAGTGAATTTTGATAGGGAAAGGTTAGAAAGGGAGCACATGGCCAGGTATAATTTCCATATGAAAAATAGTATTGATATTTCATCGGAATTAGTAAAAGAAGCAGAAATGAAAATCGACAGAATAAATGCAATTAATCAAATAAATAAATACGTTGATTACATGGTCATGGTTCAAGACATAGAAAAAGGACTCTTTGAAGCAAGTCTTTTGCATGTTACAATGAAAAAATTAGATAATTCTTACGTTTCATCTATTTATAAAAATAAATTGCACAATATTTGCATAAATCTAGACGAAAAAAACGAAAAAATAGAAAATAAAACACTGTTAAAAGCACTTTATAGAAACGAATTAAAACCATATATGATAGCATTTCTAACTCCACAACAAATGCATCCCAAACGCTGGGAATCTATTATGCAAAAGAAAATGAGAGATGATGATGCAATGTATAATATTGAAACAACCGATGAATTCGAATGTCCCAATTGCAATGAACGTAAGTGTACAGTCGATTATATCCAATTACGGTCTGCAGATGAACCTGCCAGTAAGTTTATAACATGTGTTGTTTGTGGTAATACTATTATTCTGTAATTTCTTTTTCATTTGTAACTGATCCCGTAATTTTAGTGTATACTGATTTAGATAATTCAACTACCGATGACACTTTTTTTATTATGCTATTTTCATATAAATATCTACATTCATCCGAATTTACACCAATAAAATTAGAAACTTTACTTGCCATTAATTCTCCGTCCGTATCAGTACTTTTATTATATCCTATTACTAACTTTATGATATATGTTATCCATGATTCTTTATTTTTAATGCAATAATCGTGGTAATCTTCAATGCGATGTAAGTTGTCCGATAATATAATACTAGAGCCCATTTCAGCAGTTTTCGCTATTAATGTTACAAAAGCAGTTTTAGAAGACCTGAATTTAATATATACACTATATGTGCATGTACATGTGAGTAATAAATAAATTAAACTAAAATTATAAATACAAATAAAGTTATAAAGTATACGTGAGACAAGATAAATAAAAAATCCATCTAATGTATACTTCATAACTTTATCCCAACAAACATGTATACTATTATCATAAATCCATTGCAAAGCAATAAATATATATGATACTATTATATTAGTTGTTGTTGGTTGTTTCCACCATTCTAAAAAATCAATATTTAATACAGCAAGGTAATCAATTGTTTTTATCAACATTTTTCCAATTAATGGAATACATAATTTTGCTACAAGGGTCAATGATGGACCAGTATCAATTACAATAAATAAATCTGAAAGCCAATATATGTACATAATTGACAATATTAAAATTAAAAATTGACTATTATTCATGATTATTATTGACATGTATTAGAAAAAAATGATGAATAAAAAATTATAGGTACAAGTATACAATTTATAATCGGATTTATTTTTATCATCCAATCATAAAACTTTTTATATTTATTACTCAATTCTTCTTCTGTATATTCTAATATGATTTTTTCCATTTTTTCAATTTTGTTTTCATAATAACATTTATTCAAAATATTTACAATATTTCCATTATTTGTTTTCATGGCTAAATCGAGAAGACCATGATATTTGACACCATTGTTATTATCACTAATCTGTACTTTAAACTTTTCTATCACATCTGTTAATAATTTTTCTTCATTAAATATTATTAATTGTGTCAGTATACTATTTCCTTTTATCGTGTTTTTCCTTGGATCGAAATTTATGTACTTTTTGGGTTCTAATACAATGTCCCTGATAGTTTCAATAGTTAAATTTAATGAAAAACTAGAATCAATTATTTCATCAATATTAATCTCACTATTACAGTAATCTTTTCTAATTGTCGGTGTTAATGAATATTCAAACAGGTAATACATTTTATCATCTTTGCAATAATAATATGTTACCACATTTTCATATTGTTTTAATTTATTAATTGCTTGTATAATCTCGTTTTTATCTAGTAATATGTCGTCTATTTTCTTTTTGCTATTCATAGAGTAATAATTAATAATATTGTAAATGGATAATATCCTGTCGCGGCGTTTAATCAGCGTATCCAAAAGTACATCGTAATACAAATTACATTTACTGTCACTTATTGTGCTATTTCTGTAGAAGTAACTACTTATGCCATACATTTATAGTACTTTAATTACTATTCAATAAGAAAATTTATTAAACTGTGTCTGCGTAGTAACTGAAAAAAATTGAAAATTCAAAACATATTGATGCCCCTTAAATCATCATATGATTAACAAACGCCAAAAACACCAAAACACTCCTAGGCCTTGAAATTATCATTTTCGATAAATGTCTCACAAACTGTACGTCTATGACAAGTACGGCAATGCCGCATATGTTGATGATGACGTAATTGATAAAATCATCGATGAACAATGCAAGAATTCTGTTAGTGATACATGCGCCGAAGCGATTTTCCCAAATGAATTAGAAGAAGCAGAAAAAAAAGATGTCGTAAAGAAGAATAATAAAAAAAATAAACATCAAACAACAGAAGCACAAAGTCAAGAAGAATTTCACAAAGAAAATTATGCATATAGTGAGTATACTGGGTTCGAAGATCAGATCAAAGAATTTTGGGAAAGAAACGGTGCGAATCGTTTTGACGATTTATTTCTGCAACGCGACTTTTATCAAAGTCTGAAATATCTTATTGATCATTTAATCTCCAGTCATGCTAAAAAACATCACATAAAGCCTGAGTTCATCCGTCATCTCGACGATGATGAAGATGATGAGAATGAGAGATATTTTCAGTACTGTAAAAAGATTTTGCAAGGACATTCTCATGTTTATGCTTTAAGTTACTCCGATAAGTATGACAAAAATAATTTCTAATTTTTTACTCTAAAAATAATTTTATTTTATTTTCACGTATACACAATAAATTTTTTATTTTTCAACAATGTATGTTTCCAATAAATTTTCTTCCATCAAATTTTGTTCATTTCCTCTACGGTCTTGTTGTATAGGATCAGATTCCACGTATCCAATTAATTGACTATAACTTATTTCAGTTTCTATGTAATTTTTATCCGTATGTTTCTCTTTTGTAACTATTTTCGCATTTTTATCATTTGTTTCCAAGTACATAACAAATTTATATTGATCGTGTGCCACTGGAAGTACAACTATTTGTCCCTTTTTGAAATTAAGTTGATCTCTCCTTATGTGGGTGATTTCGGTGTCTTTCAAAAAAGTACCCACACGATTATGGATAAACGTCTTCATGTGTCTTAAAATATACGGACCGATCAATTGTTTATTGTCTTGTGCAATTTCTCCAGCAATTTTATCCAGCAAATTTAAAACATTTGGTGGTGGCGGAACTCCACCATACTTGCTAAATTCTCTCCCAAATATATTTCTGTTAAAACATTCCTTGAACATCTTAAATGCATTTATTTTATTTTCATTCTCCGTCGTGTCACCAAAGTACGTTGCGTTCAATTTATGGGTTCTCTCTTTTTGTGTAAATTGTACGTCTCTTGTAATATTCAGATCTCGGAAATCAGAATCAACCATAACCAAAAACCCAATATTAGGAATGTAATAATCAACGCCATCTATTTTATATTTCCAATAATCAGTTTGTGGTCCTCTTTCTGGCAAATCCTTTATAAATACATTTCTGGCAAAACTAAAATTATTAATAGATAATCCATGAATTTGCATTACATGTAGTGCGACCATTAACTGAAAGAACACATTTTGCCATTCTAATTCACGATGATACCCCGTATTAATCATTTCATTTTTATTTCCCATACGTTGGTATGTCCTTGTTGCCCATTGTAATACACTTTGTGTCGGAGATTCAGTCAAAACAACCATTGATTTGCCACTGTATGCATTTGGATTCTTTTGTATAACTTGCATTCCATTTTGATTTACTGTTATTTTATCCCGTTTTTCCAACATCTTTTGATATTGTGATTGTTCTGTTGTAAAAATAGGTTGTCCATTTTCTGCTAAACGTATATTAGTCATTGTTTTCATGTCTGGTGAATAATAATCAACTCCTTGTGTTTGCATTTCCCTAATTCCATTTACCGCCTGTTCTATTCCAGGAAAACCCCCGCCACTTTGTGTAAATGTAGCTTGTGCTGGTATAACTTGACCCGCGTAATTCGAATCTCCTTCTCTAATAATCAAATCTGCATTCATTACACGCGCAGGCTTAAGACCCATAGTAATATCTCTAGGCTCATCTCTAGTATTTATTTTATCATAGCCAATCATAGCACTAAGTGAAATGAAGTAACCATACATCGTTATGAAATTGGGACATATCTGTTTCTTTAATATATTTTCTCTAATGTATTCATAAAATGCAACTTCTCTCCATTCATCGTATTCTAATAATAAATTTCGATCAAATTTATTTATATAGAATGATCCTTCCAACATCTTGTATACTCTTATATTTATTGCTGTTGAATTCTTCGAACATCCAACATTACCACTTTTTTCAATCTGTTTAATAGGATAACATGATCTATACAAAAGAAAACCATAAGGTAATCCTTTATACGGATTTGAAGACTGTTTATATGAATTAAAAGGATTTACGTCGGCAACATCTATTTTAATCTTGCTGTTTAAACTATTTTCTGTCATTCGATGTAAATCAATGTCATTACCATCTTCATTATTAAGTATACTTGCTCTGATAAATTGATAATCATCAATTCTTTCCCCCAAAGTTGTGTAACTTGGAGAAAATTTCCGATGTGGCATTACATCTTCGTATATCATTGACATTTTAGAATGATCCCCCGCAATACCACCCGCTTCAATTGTATAATTTTTGACTATCACAGGCGGGACTTCTTGAACTCCTGGATACATCATTCCAAAACAATTATATGGCTGCGCAATACTAGGAGCCACAAACGGCGTATATTGATACATTTTACTAATTTGTGCATTTGGATCTTGTTTTTTGGCTGGCTGTGGATGATAATATTCCACGCTCAACGTCGGTCTTGTTTGCTGTGGTGGCGGTCTATTTTGCATTTTTTCTTGATATATTTGTTTCTGTTCATTCGGAATATTCGGTGTTAAATTTGTCTGTTGAAATGGTGGTATGATTTTGGCAGCTCCGCCCATTTGATTGATATTATCACTTTTTGAATTATTTAAAAAAAAAAACTCTTGTCTTTTTTTTGCCTTTGCTTTCCCTTAACAAACCTGTATCTAATACCGCCTTCGACACTTTCTTTATTGCCTCCTCCCATCATTGGTACACCCATTGGTGTTGTGCGCATTTGACTTGCCATCATTGGATTTCCCATCATTGGATTTCCCATCATTTGATTGGCCATCATTGGATTGGCCATCATCGGATTGGCCATCATTGGATTACCCATCATCGGATTGGCCATTGGATTTCCAGTCATGATTGGCAATTGTAAAGGACCTACTTCAGGAAGAGGCATTGCACCTTGTGGCAATGTTGTTCCAATATTTTGACCTACATCTGGATTATTCATTGCCATTTGGTGCCATACATGATCTGGAACTTCTCCTCTATAATTGTCTGGAATATTCTTCATTTTATTCGCAAATTCAGATCCATAAATTTCGTATTGCTTGTATCTTGAAAGATGACCTCCTTGACTGCTTTGACTACTATCACTTGGTGAAGAAAGACTTGATATTGACGAACTTGATGACGATTCTTTATTGCGTTTTTGTCTTCGTTCATCTCTTGACGATTCAGAAGATCTATTACTTGATCTATTTGATGATTCGGTTGATGCACCAGTTGATGCACTCGTGGATTCATTTGAGCGATCACTTGATTCGTTTTTCCTATTAACTCTATTAGTATTACGATTTCTTGGACTCTCTCCATCATCACTTGATGATTCAATCTCTTTTGATTTTTTTGTATTTCTTTTAAATGATCGAGAATCTGATATATCGTCGTTTTTGTTACTGAATCCAGACACTATATTTTTTTTTGTTCCACTCGTTATTTTATCGGCACGATTCATTTGACTCTTATTATATTGCCTAGAATTTTTTTTTATATTTTTGTCAGAAGATAAATTAGAATTATCTATCTGTCTTGCCAACATTCTCGATCCACCATCATCCGTTGGAGATGAATAATTGACATCATTATATCTCTTGTTTAATCTACTCAATTTAACTCGCTCATTACTGGTCTCAGATGCCGAGATGTCATTCATTATAAATTCTTTAAAGAAATTATTTTTTGTTAATACACTGTGCGGTGTAATTAATTCCGATGATACCATATTAAATTCAATTTCGTTCAATCCATCAAATTCACTGCTCTTATTTGGTCTGAAATTTTCATGTACCATTGCATTAAAAAATAAATTCACATCTTGTGGAAAAAAGTCTTCTGCACTATCAACTGAAAGCAACAATGATGATATAAAATAATGAATGTCATAATATTCATTGGGTTGTTTCTTTGTCGTAGTATTATTGCTGAAGTATTCTTCCAAGACACTGTCATAAAAATTAGTTAATTTCAATTCAAAACCCATATTAGGAATGGAAAAAACAGTACCTGCTATTTTATATTGTTTAAATGTATCCTCATTTTCCTTAACTTTATATACTTTAAACGAATCTAAATTCAATTTATTATGCCTAAATACCTTATATATTTCATTTATCTTTGCCAAAATAAAAAAAACTTGAAAAAATAGTACTTTCCAATGTTTTAATGTCATTTTTTCTTCTTTAATGAATTGTTCCAAATTTTTCGTCTCTGCATAGCGTTCGTATACAAATACATTAAATTTACTTTTTTCATTTTCTTTTAAAATTGCGTATACATCTGGGTACTTTTTTAATTCTTCTTTTTCAATGTCAAAAAACATAATCGGTAAACACACATGTCGATATCCTTCATTTATTACCAGTTCACTGAAAACATAATGACACATGATATTATACAAGTACTTCGAATCTGAAACACTTGTTACACTCCATTCTTTATTCATATATGGCTCAATGACAAAAGTACTTGAGTGTGAATTGTCTGAATTTCGTTTAAAATAATATCTATTTCCTTTTTTTTCAATAAACTTGAATGTCCCGTCAAATACATCTTTTTTGTAAAAATTATCTGGTTCTTTTAATGCCAATAAATCTATATTTTTCCTAATTATTGGATCCATCCGATAGCATTCAGTACTTGACTTGTTATAAACTGCATCATAAAGAAAATTTATCCTAAAATCAATATTATCATATGACATATATATAATAATATTATAACTTATTTTATTTATTTTATTTTATTTTATTTTATTTTATTTTATTTTATTTTATTTTATTTTATTTTATTTTATTTTATTTTATTTTATTTTATTTTATTTTATTTTATTTTATTTTATTTTATTTTATTTTATTTTATTT